TAAAGAATCTTGAAAAGAAGTATGGTATTAAATTTGAAGCAGCCGGCGGTAATTTCACAAAGACTAATTACACAATGAAGTTATCAGCAAGCATTGTTGAAAGTGGAAAAGTTCTTACAAGAGAATCAGAAGCATTTAAAAAGAATGCTCACCTTTATGGATTTAAATCTACTGATTTAGGGAGACAATTTCTCAAAAATAACACTATTTATAAGATTACTGGATTAAATACAAGAGGTCGTAAATTTAAAATTCTTGGAGAGAGAATGTTAGATGGTGTCGCTATGAAGTTTACCGTAGATAGTGTTCTTTCTGCTCTTAAGGGATAGAAGATTATGATTACGAAAAACTTTAACAAAGAAGAACTGCAACTTATTTCACGAGCAATTAATTGTTCTGGGGATGGTGGACACCCATTCGCAGAACCATCTCAAAAATCAATACAGTATTTTAAAGAAGATTATATTAAGAAATGTTTAACGAGATCACTCTCAAAAATGACAGATGAAGGAAGATTGATTGCAAATAAAATTTTGCAAAAACAATAAAAAAAGGAGTTTATGATGAAGAAAAGTTTAATTTTTATGCTAATTGTATTAATCGGTATGGTAATGTTAACTTCTGGATGTGCAAAGATGCGAAATGAAATGGCATCGGAAGGTGGGTTTTGGGGTTCCGTGACTGGAGGTGCGGAAGGTGACTATATAATTATATCACAATCAGGCGGATACATTATGGATGTGTGGAAGCTAAAGAATGTAATTGTTCAGAGTGCCTCTAGCTCTGATGGCTGGTTGTTTCGTGATGATGATGGTAATGCAATTAATATTGGAGGAGATGTCAAAGTTATTAGAGTAAAAAATAAAGACTTTGAACAGTGGGACAAAATATATGAATATCATATGGAACTTGAATCTAAATCGTATCGAGATAAGTACTTTTATTAATACTTAAATTAAAAAGAGCTAATAGAATTAATTTTTTATTAGCTCTTTTCCTGAAAAACATACTACTTTTTCAGCATTTTATTGAAAAAAATCGCCGCAAATCTATATGACAAAACAACTTACTTTGCGAAAAATTTATAATGGGATAAGATTTCTATCAAGCGGAACATTACAGAAATATAGCGAAAAATCCAAAAAATAAACTTCTTGACAAAATAAGATAAAAAGATATTATTGAATCATAAAGTGAAAGAGAGAAAAAAGTAAAAAAACAAATAAAGGAGATAAAATGATTGAGAAGAAATTTGACGAATATACGATTGAAGAATTAGAAAGCGAACTTGGGCGTCGTAGAGACATGGAAGAAATGGACAATGAGATTGAAAAATTAGAGAACGACAGACTTTCTCAAAATTTTGGGTTTACTGATGAACAGTGGCATATGTTGAATCAAGGTTATTCTGATATTAACTGGAGTGAGGCAAGTGTCAGACCTTGGTATATTATTTCCGAAAATGAGGACGAAGAGATATCGGGAATATCAGCAGTAACAATAGAGGACGCCGAAGAAATGATAGACGAATTATATAGATCAAGTAAAAACATATTATTCATTCTGAAAGATGGGATGAAAGTTGATTTTTGCATAGAATTAATTATTAATATAAGGAAGTAATTATGATCAATTCTAAAAGTAAAGAAATAAATTGGACGCCTTATTTAGCAACAGCTTATGCTGAGGGATTTTGTGAGGGAGCAGATGCGTCAAGAGAAGAGCAAATTCAGGCGTGGCAATATATTATTGATACAGGATTAGTATGGAAATTACAGGGTGGTTTCGGTAGAGCCGCTCAAGAGTTAATCAATTCAGGAATATGCGAGGAGAAATAAAATGAGTATAATTAAAAGTTTACTCGACACGGACGCTTATAAGTTCACGATGACGATGGCAGTTTTTCATACGCAATCAGAGGCAATAGTAAAATATGCGTTTAATTGTAGAAACAAAGGAATTAAATTAGGATTTTTAGAGTCAAAAGTAAATGTCGAACTGGATTCGTTATGCGAGCTAACATTTGCAAAGTCTGAACTTAAATCATTGCACAGCAAGATGCCTTATTTAAAGAGTGATTTTTTAGAGTTTTTACGATTATTAAAGCTTAATCGTAAATATATTAATGTTCGTAATGTTGATGGAGATTTAAAGATATATATTGAAGGTCCCTGGATTTATACAATTTGGTTTGAAGTTCCTGTTTTGGCAATTGTTAATGAACTTTACTTTAAGTCATTAGGCTCGGACGCTAAGACTGTTGAACTGACTGGATTAGAAAGATTACACGAGAAATTAGAGAGAGCTATTTATGTTGATGATTTTACATTTGCCGATTTTGGAACACGTAGACGATATTCATTTGAATGGCACGACAAGGTGATTGCAGAGACATTAGATTTTTTTAGAAATAATGGTAGAGCGGGAGAATTTTTCATCGGAACCTCAAATGTTTATATGGCAATTAAATATAACATCAAAGCAATTGGAACAATGGCACATGAATGGTTTCAGGGACATCAGCAGGCTCATGGAGTAAGTATATTTGATTTTCAAAAAGTAGCTCTTGAACGTTGGTCTCAAGAATATAGAGGACTACTTGGTATAGCATTGTCTGATATTATTGGATTTGATGCTTTTCTTAAAGATTTTGATTTACATTTTTCAAAACTATTTGATGGTTGTCGCCACGATAGTGGTGATCCGTTTGAGTGGTGTGAAAGATTAATTAATCACTATATATGCTTGAATATTGACCCTAAAACAAAAACTGCTATATTCTCAGATGGATTGGATTTTACCAAAGCCATTAAACTATTTAGCGCATTCTATGGGAGAATCAAAGTGAGCTTTGGAATCGGAACCAATCTAACTAACGATCTTGGCTTACAACCATTACAAATTGTAATAAAAATGGTTGAGCAGAATGGAAGACCAACTGCTAAAATTTCAGACAGTCCTGGTAAGGGAATGTGTGAAAAGCCTTGGTTCGTAGATATGCTTAAAAATATATTTAAACTATATTAAGAAGTTGATAATGAGATATGTAATTAGATATCGGGAGGAATTATGAAAACTAATAAACAAGATTTTGTTGTAGCGGGAGAGAAAGATGACCAGTTTTATTTTTCGTTTGAGTTTCACGACAAGTATTTAAGTAGATTCTGCATGAGTGACTCAATTCATATACAGCAAGTTCTATCAATTCTTATGAGAGATACCAAAATGAATCTACTTGTCAATTCTCTCAAGGATTTTGAAGTTATAGAATGGGATAGAGGGCAAGTCAGAGACGAAAGAGTCACATTCACCTGCAAGATTTGTGGCGTAAATCCTGTGATACATTGCGGAGTGTGTGTTGACCCAGAAGTCGGCACTGTTGATAAGATAATATTTATGAAATTTGAGGATGTTATAAATGATAATTTATTCTAATTTGATATTAGTAAATTTAAAGTAATGAAAGCCTATAGTTATTTTAAACGTGACGATACTTACATAGAATCAAAAGTACAAAAGAAGTAGTCATGAGACTGTATATTATCTCGAAGATAAGGAGAATAAATGAGTGATAAATTAAAAATAATTTTAATGGAATATATCAATGCGTTAAATAAAATTCTTGAAGTGGAAAAGAAAACACAAAAAATTAAAATTACAAGAGAATGCAGAATATGTGGTGGACACGGAACGAACCCTGACAAACCTCATGAGGTTTGTCGTACATGTAATGGTAAAGGAGAATTTACAGTTACAATAAATGTAAATAAAATAAAATTTATTAATTAAGGAATAAATTATGAAAAAGAAAATAAGAGATATTACGGTTAATGATGTTGAATATAAATGGATGGTTAAAGATAAAGATGATAACTGAAGTCTTTATTTAACAGTATGGATAGATAAGCAAAATAAGATCATTGATAATTTTCTACTTAAAGAGGGAGTAGCAACTCCAAGACTTGTTAAAGATATAATTGAATATTTTGTGCTCAATAATGGTTCATTACCATTAATCAGCGAAAGTTATCAAAATTTAGCTGATATTAATCAGTATGCACAATTTAGTCATTTATCATATGGTGTAAAATTCAAGTATGATTATTGTAGTTCAAAAATTTTTGTAAAAATTTCATCAAATACGATTGCTTTATGGGATAGTAACATGATTGATAAGACTTGGCTTGAGCAAGGTGTTTATTCCTTTGATGATAATGATGATATAGAAAAATACGTTTGGATAGTAGAACAATGTTAAAGTTAAATGAATTTAGAGATAGAGCACATAAAAATGGAGTCAAACTTGGTCATTGGGACGCTCTTTATAATGATAATGTAGAAGCATCATTTGTCTTAATGTTTCTGGAAGTAGATGCAATGTATATTCTCTTTAGTAAAGAATCATTAGTTACGAGTGCCAGTAATAACATTCAAGATAATTTTAAACATAGACTTGCAGAGTTGATAATCAGAACATTAGATTTGTGTGGTGAATTAAATATAGATGTTGATAAAATAATGAAAAAATGCACAATTGAAATATTAACAACTGACCCGTTCGCCAATGCAAGAACAATGATGCAAAAGATACTCGTATTACATGATTTAATTACATTTGCAGTGACTGACGACACCGGTTCTCGCTCAGACAATGATAACTCAATGTATGACAGTGAGAGTATAGTTAGAATTTTAATTGCGACATTGGAACTAGCTAGATATTCAAATATTGATATGAAAAAATATTTAAAAAATGTGATTGAATATAAAGAAAAGGAAGAATAAAATGACAATACTTGAAAATTACAAAGAAGCTTTGCAAAATCTCTATGATCACGTTGGATTTGAAGAAAATTGGGTTGTATACCCAATAGATGATCTGACAGATATGTACTGATTTGTTAATAGAGAAGAGATATATTACTCAGAATGTATGGAAGATTTTAAAACAGGAAGATATTACTCAGGAACGATTTGCACACAAAGATTATACGAAAAACACATATATGAAGGCGAAGATTATACAATGATATTTCTTGATTATCATGTTGATGGAATGAAATATTTTGCTTTCTTTAGAAATAATAAAAAAATTGATGATCCAAGATAAGATAAGGTAAAATAAAATATGATAAAACTTAAAATATCTGATTACTATACAATATATGGTAAATCATATAATGTGCGTACAAAATACACATGGAATGTTAATTACGAGCATAACAATTTATTCATACCAGAAGAGTTCAATCAACTCTCACGAGTAGGTAGTGTAATTTTCGATATAGATGAAGAAATTTTATCAATTAAAGAACCTGGATTTGCAATGGATGATCATGCTTATGTTGAATTTAAATGTAAATCATTTAAAGAGGCAGAAGAGTTGATGAATAAATTTATTATTATTAAAACAATTTAGAGTAAATTATATAATGTATGTAAAAATTAAAACTTGGAAACAAATGGAAAAAGAATTTGGACTTGATCTGGATGGTGATATTTGCTGTCGCTTCTCATTTACAAATGCGATGGAGAAGCTTGTGCCCAAAAATAGAACAATAGAAGTGGGAAAACGTAAAAATGATGGTCCTGAACTATATTTTGAATGACATAATGGATTATATTATATAACAGAAAATATGATAGAATTTAAAGTGTATACAATATATATGGAGAATTATATAATGCTTGTTAAAATTAAAACTTGAGAACAAATAAAAGACAAATATATTGACAAAAAAGAATAAAAAGATAATATTGAATTATAAAAAGAAAGGAGATTATTATGAGAAATGACAATTTAGCTTCTATTCCTATTCCTCCAGGAAATACTATTATTGAACAATTTGAAATGGATAGTATGAGCAAAGAAGAATCGGCTTTTGAACTTAATATTTCATTAGAACATTTAAATGATATTATAGAAGGTAATTCGCCAATTACAGTTAAAATTGCTAAGAAATTAGAAACTTTATTGGGACTTCCAGCAATTTTTTGGTTAGGACTTGAAGAAAGTTATCAAAAAGCAATTAATGAGCAGAGTAATTATAATTTTACAATTCGTTGTGGTTGTGGATGTACTATCAGAAGTAATCATTTGTCCATTTTTTGCCCAGATTGCGGGGCAAATTATAATACAGTGGTAAATTTTTGTCCATCAAAGCAAGAAGATATAAAAAAGCAAAGATTAAATGATAAATAGGCGATATAATGTATGTTAAAATTAAAACTTGAAAACGAATGGAAAGAGAATTTGGTCTTGACAAAGACGGCGAAATTACATGTAAGGGAATATTTTTAAAAAAAATGGAAAAAGTTATGCCCGAAGATAGAATGATAGATATTCATAAGTATGGTAAACCTTATGATTTTGGATGACAGTCCGCTTCTGGATGTTGAGAAATATCTCGTGATATGATAGATTATGAAGTATTCAAAATTTACACAATATATGGAGAGCGATACAATATTGGTAAAAAATCTTGACAAAATAATGAAAAAAAATAATAATGTGAATAAGATAAATAAAGGGAGAAAATAATGAAAACATACTTCACCTCTGATTGTCATTTTCAGCATGCCAATATTATTCTGTATGCTAACAGAAATCGTTGGATTAAAAATGGTGATTTAAATAAAGCAGGAAAATGGATTAGTAGAGATATTGCTGATCAACGTGTCACTAAGATGGACTCCGCTCTTATAAAGGCTTTCAATCATAAGGCAAAAGAAGATGATATAGTTTATCATATTGGTGACTTTATTTTTAAGGGCGGAAGAGAAGCGAACGGTAAAACTAATGCTCAAACATACGAAAATAAAATTAACGCAAAAGTTATTCATATTCTTGGCAATCATGATCGTAATAATTCTGTTAAGGGTGGCCTTGAAAATGGAATAATAAAGTTTGCTAATAAGTTATTTTACTTAATTCATCGTCCACCAATAAGCATTGAAGAAATTCCCTACAATGTTAATGCAGTTCTTTGCGGACATGTTCATAATAATTGGAAATATAAATTCATTAATGACATACCTATTATTAATATTGGAGTTGATGTGTGGAATTATAATTTAGTTTCTACTCAACAAATAGCAGTATTTTATGACAAAATAATGAAAGAAAAAAAATCGCAAAAATAATATTATGAAAATCAAATATAAAATAGACGGTAGTGCAGGTTGTCTAACAGAATGTCCATTTTTTCCTGGCGTGATGATTGGAAGTCTCACTTGTAAGGACTGTAAAATACAATCATCATTGTCACAATGATGATGATGATAAACAAGGATATGTTGATTGTGTGCGTAAAACGTATAATATATATGGTGAAGAAATTAATTAAAAAGAGGAGAGAATATGAATAAAACACAAGAAGTTAGCATCCCATTATCAGAGTATTTAGAATTAAAAGAGATTCAAGAGCATGCAAAAGAGGTAAAGATTACAGAGAAATACGAGACCAAAACTCCTGATGGCGAAGATGACTTTCTTGGAACAAGTGTCTCTTGGAAATCCGACGGCAAATGTTGGCTACATCTTGCCAACAAACTCAGAAATGCTGGGTTAAAATATAAGGAATTACAACAAAAATATGACAAATTAAGAAGCATGAGCGTAAAAGAATTTAAGATGTTCAGAAAAGAACTTGACAAGAAATGATAAAAAAGAATTGTATTAGTAATACATTGACAGAGTAGATATCGAAATTTTTGATAAGTACTTCCGATCTCAAAACAAAATTCTACTCTATCAATTAAAAAATTTGGAGGTAATATGAATATTAAAGATTTAGAACAAGTATTTTTAATAGCTAGTTTTTCTAATAGAGAAGATAAAGGCCCACTTCGTGCTTGGATAGAAAAAGAAGATATAGAAAATAAAATTTACATTTTATATACAGAACAAGGCGAACATCTTGAGTTTACAGGATTTTCAGAACATATATTTAGAATGATGATAGTAAGAATGAAAGAATATGAGAGAATTGGTCAAGAAGGATTGATAAAAAAATGGGGTCATGCTTATGACGAACTTGAAAGATTACGTATAGAACGTGAATATTTAAGAAAAGATGAAATAGAAACTATAAAGTATTCACATGATGATATAATTGATGATATTAGAAAACGCATTGAAGAAGTAAAAGATAATCCAGATAAGGCTCGTGAAGTTATTATGAATTGTGGTTTATATGATAAGAATGGTAATCTAAAAGATCAGTACAAATAGAGGAGAGTAATATGATGATAGGATATCAAGTGAGCAAAAGATATGAAGATTTATGGCAAATAATTGGTGCTGGCGCTGAGGTAATCGCTTACATTAAATGTAACGAAGATAAAAGAAGTCATACGGGCGAAGTTTGCACTATGAAAATGGAAGGAAATTTTATGCAAGCACGTTCAGAAGAAACAATGTATTTCATGTATAATATGCAAGAAGGCAAGGAAAAATTTATAAATAAATGTCACGATTACAAAGTGGAATTTTTACCACCAAGTATGGGCATTAATAAGTAAAAGTTCTTGACAAATTATCAGCAATAATTATAGTAGTTATATAGAGTGATAAAGAGATTTTGTAATGAATATTTAGCTCAATAAGTCGAGAGCCGTACTCAAGAAGAATTCAAAGATGTGGGTTGCAATCCCACGATATTCATTATTAACTATAAAGTTCTTGACAAATTATCAGCAATAATTATAGTAGTTATATAGAGTGAAATTAGTGAGCGAGAATGGCGAAATGGTTACGCATCCCTAAAAGGGGATAGATAGATTATAGACGTATAACTGATGCAGGTTCGAATCCTGCTTCTCGCACCATAAGTATAACGAGAAAGCTGTAATTAGAACAGTAATACATAATGTTAATCATAGTGCACAATGAGTTATGTATTTCAGTGAAAGCTGATGGATGCAACGTCCTCTCTCGTTATATTTTAATTAATGAGTACACAAAACGAAATCAATGTATAGTCAAGTAGTTGCCGGCGACGAAAAAGGCATGACATTAATCGTTTTATTCGACTCGTTATAGAGAGGTATTGTAATGATAACATGAGGCAATCCCCTCGATGCAGGTTCGAATCCTACCCTCTCGCCCAAAATTAAGTAAGATAGAACAGGTATTCATTATCAAAATTTGTGCTCTGACGTGTAAGCGTACGATGAGAGAAGGTTTATCTATATCATGTATGTCCTAACATAGACTTGGGTCTATCACGTGGAACTGAAGGACGAAAAAATAAATACAAGTCAGTTCTATCTTATAGCATTCATTGGGCACTTAGTTCAAGACGGTAGAACAATCTCTGATTAGAGATTAAATACGAGTTCGAGTCTCGTAGTGTCCTTTGAATGCTTAAATTATTAAAAAAATGCTTAAAAAATGAAAAAAAAATGATTTTTATTTACCAAGCATATACTTATTAGAAAGAAACGGAAAGTCTCGAAAGAGAAGAAATAAGGAAAATTAGAATGCGAAGAAATAAACAAAAATTTAGCGAACTCGAATCATTATCAATGTGTATGAATCCCTGTGGACCGATGGTCTATTTGAATCATAAACAAAAGATAGATGCGATTACAGGGACAAATGGGCTAATGGGATATATGTAAGTTATATACAACAAAACTTCTCCATTAGACCCAAGAAATAAACCGCTTGGGTTTTTTATTTAGCCGAAAGTTCTTGACAGATTTTTGATAAGAATTATAGTAGTTTTCTAAGATGAAAAGTAAGGGTCTTTATAAGAGAAATGAGACATTAATGATGTTTTGTTTTATAGAAGTGGCAATTGTGAAAGAAGAAAAAAATTTAGTGTGCCGTTATAGCTCAATTGGCAGAGCAATCGTTTCATGTGCGAAAGGTTACAGGTTCGATTCCCGTTAACGGCACCATTTATATATTAAGGACATATACAGCAAATCAAAAAATACTATGGTTAAGTAAAAATGTGTCCTGTATTTAATCAGGTAGTGGTCTAGTCCGGCTAAGACACAAGCATTGGAAGCGGAGGTTCGAATCCTCTCTACCTGACACTTAACAATTGAACAACCTCCACGTGGTGTTAGGTGGAAGCGGGTAATGTCGACAAATAGTTCAAAGATAGATTTTTTATATATTTATAATAAGCAAAATACGATGCGAGGTAGAGCAGTCTGGTAGCTTTTTGGACTCATAATCCAAAGGTCGGAGGTTCGAATCCTCTCCTCGCTACCAAAATTATAAAGGACACATTCAGCAAATCAAAAATAAAAAAACACTGTTAATGTTAATAAAACGTGTCCTGATTTTTATGCGAGTGTAGCTCAGAGGCAGAGCACTAGGTTTCCAACCTAGGTGTCGAGATTTCAAAATTCTCCACTCGCTCCATTTTTGTAACATTGTCTCGTGGCCTAATTGGCTAAGGCACCGGAATTTGACTCCGGCTATTGCAAGTTCGAGTCTTGCCGAGACAACCATTTATTAATTCAATAAAAGAAACTAACAATAGTAATTGTCTCGTGTCTGTCCGTGATATATGATACAACAATTATTTACGTTACGGAGTACGTATAGAAATATCAGGTATCAAAGACAGCCTGACGGGCTCTAACCGTGTAAGGACGTAAATAATAGACATAAAAAATATAGTTGTGATATGCGTCATATATATTTCTCTTGTTTATATAATAAAAAGTACTAAGGAGCCAGAAATGCATGATCACGTAGTGATAAAAATTAGAGAAGATTTGCCGAGAGAGAATATGATATACTGTAAATCAGATGATATGGTCACTTTTACAGATTCTTTAAACAATAAATATAACGTAACAATTCCAATGGAGGGACTTCTTCCTGAATGGGATGAGTGTGAACGACAATGGTATTGGGTTGAAACACCTGGAATACAAAGATAATTATAATGGGGTTGTTAAGGTAATGATTAATGTAAACCAACAAACGGAACATTAGTTATAAGAGTTCGACTCTCTTCGGCTCCACCAAAATTTAAAAAGAATCCAAGATTAGACAGTAATAGACAAATAGTGTCTAATCTTGAATTGAATAAGAGAGTTGAGATTAAAATTCATAATACATATTCTCAGTCAGATAAAATAATAAAAAAAGTTCTTGACAAATTATCAGAAAGAATTATATTAGTAATATAGAGTGAAATTAGTGATAAAAAGAAATGAATTAGTTTTTACATAGGACGGATTAGCGCCGTTGAAAGAAACTTCACCTTTCTAAATTGTTAGCTACTAAACTGAAAGAAATCATGTCGTGAAGTGAAATGTAGGAGACCCTGCTCTTTGGTGCATCAAAACAGGTAACGAGGAACAAATCGTTTATAAAATCTTGCTCATGTTAAACCGCATGAACTAATTAATTTATTTCTTTTTTGACAAATATTAAATTGGGTAGGTAAATGCTAATCGGATAGGCAAGCAGGCTGTAACCCTGTCCTCGAAAGGGGCTGGAAGTTCGAGTCTTCCCCTGCCCACCAAATTAAATGTCGAGAATGTAGTGTAATTGACTGGTTCGATAATTTTAATTTATTTTACAAAAATTCTCGAACTTATATACTTATAAATAGAGGTAAAAAATTATGAAAAAGTCAGCACGAACAAATCTTAGAAAAAGAAGAAAGGCATTATTTGTGGAAAGAATGGGAGGCAAATGTTCTATTTGCGGATATAATAAGTGTATTAATTCATTAGTATTTCATCATATTAATAAAAATGATAAGAATTATGAACCAGCACAACTAATGAATTTTTCTATCAAAAAGATAGAAAATGAATTAAAAAAGTGTATTTTAATTTGTGCAAATTGTCATGGAGAATTGCATTCAGAAAAATATGATTATAAAATTAATGTTCAAAAATATATTAGAGAATGAGTTGAAATTGAATGTAAATTTTGTCATACAAACTTTTCAACAATGAATAAGAATAGAGTATATTGTTCACAAAAATGTAGTGATTTGGCATTACTAAAAGTTCCAAATAGACCTACAAAAGATGAATTAAAAGAACTAATTTCCAACAATACATGAGTTGATATTGGAAGAATGTTTAGTGTATCAGATAACGCAGTAAGAAAGTGAGCAAAAAAATACAAATTAATATAAAATATGAGGCTGTATCCATCTGGGAAGGAGCTACCCTGTCACGGTAGTAAGGCGGGTTCAATTCCCGTCAGCCTCGCCATTTTTAATTAAATTAGGAGAGGTGGTGTATTGGTCGCACATATGGTTGAAGCCCATAGAGTATCAGTTCAATTCTGGTCCTCTCCACCAAATTAAAATCTTGACAAAAATGATAAAAGAGGATTATATGATAACAGTTACTATAACAGAAAAAGATATGTCAAAACAAAATCGTATTGAACTACAGTATGAATGTAAAGATTGTCGTTTCAAGAAAAAATGTATAAAAGACCTTGGTGAAAATTATCAATCATTTATGGGATCTTATAATTGCAGAAGAACTTGGGCATGTAATTGTCAAGATAAAAAAAGAAGTTTTCTAAAAAGTTTTCTAAAAATATTTAGAAAAATAATGTAGGGGTATAGCCAAATTGGTAAGGCTCTAGTCTGATACGCTGGGAAAACACCGTCTCTGAGTTCGATCCTCAGTGCCCCTACCAAAAAATTTAAGAATAGGCTATCGGGCTGAGGCGTTGGTTTACGAAAGAAGACCGAAAGTTTTAGTCCGTTCGTCATCATATTAAAAGAAGAAAAGTAGTGATTAATGAAAGTCACCAATAAATATTCGGCTGAAAAAGATAGTCACTTTTAGTCCAATAAGTTATATAGTGATTGAACAATGGTAATACTATCTTATCTATACTGCTTTTTATTAAAAACAAAGAAGATATCGTTATAGAGGTAAGAAAGGTTCGCCAGCTATTTAATTTTACAAACCGGAAATTGTACGATTGAATATACCGTGGTAATGGTTTTGCAAACCGTCAAAGCTGGACGAGTTTTCTTTGTTTGCTTTTTTTTACAAAAAATTATGCTAACTAGATGGTGAGAAAGTCATAAAGTAGATGTTACTAATTAGTGGCGGTAACCATATCTAATTTAACAGACTATAGTGATGAAAAATGGCGAGTTACCCGTCTATTCTGTTTAGTTAGTCTTTTGCTTCCTTAGCTCAATTTGGCAGAGTACCGGATTTGTAACCCGGAGGTTGTAGGTTCGAGGCCTACAGGAAGCACCATTGCCTCTTTAGCTCAATTTGGCAGAGCATCGGTTTCGTAAACCGGAGGTTATAAGTTCAATGCTTATAGGAGGCACCAAAAATTGATAGGGAGATGAACGGCAGGTTGAATAGTAGAGATGCATACTGAATTTCAGAAATAAAGTGGGTTCGAATCCGCTCTCCCTTCCCTAAAATTATGGCGAGGCAACAAGATTGACTTTTAGTTTGAGTGATGCACTTAGAATCATTTCAGCTATTAGTGACGACATTGTAATCTTCACACTCATAAGTTCTTGTTCAGTGTGATCCTTGCGACCAAAGTTAAAGGTTCTGGGAGCGTGCCTAAAGAGAATGAATATCTCAGCTCTCTTCATTAAAATCTTGACAAGAAAATGAAAATAATTATTATAGTTTTTACATAGAGTGAAAAGAAACGAAAAAGTGTTGTAGTATACCTAGGATATGTTAAAGACTGACAGTACATATCGATCTATCTAATTAGATAGATTTAACTACACTTAAAAAAGACCGTAACTAGTTTACGTCTCTGTCCACCATTTATTTAAATTATGACTCTCTAGTGAAATGGTATCACGAATGACTGTTAATCATTGATTTCAAGTTCAAATCTTGAGGGAGTCGCCATAAATTAATCGAATAATAATGCTATATATAGTTTGTACGGTCGAGAATCTTTATAACGTTATAGTGCCGTACCTTATGTACTTGTTTGCGTACGTCTTAAGCTCCGATACCAAATAAGTTGTAATAATGTAAATTATTGTGTATAAAGCATAGTCAACTATGTATAGTATTATTTTTAATTAAAGTTCTTGACAAAATATCGAGAATGATTATATTAGTAATATAGAGTGAAAGAAGAGAGTGAGAAAGTAATAGTAAGTAAAAGCTATCGTACGTAAGCAGATAAAAAATCGCAGAGAAACTCAGGGTAGTCAATGTCTGCGTTGACATCTGGAAAGACAGACGTAAACCGGCACTTCTGCAGAGTGGGGCGATGTACCGGAAGCTTAACATTGAAGCCCGAAGTTAAGCACTTTATTATAAGGATAATAACAGCAAAAACAAAAATTCAGAAATCCGATGGCTTTATGTCGTGTAGGTTCGAGTCTTACTTGTTGATTCTATTTCAACAATGGTGGAATTGGTAGACACGTCGGAAACAATTTTAACATTATCCTGTTTTATACGGGTGTAGCTCAATTGGAAGAGTCCCGGTCTTATATGCCGGTGGTCATGGGTTCGAGCCCCGTCACCCGTACCAATTTTATAAAAGGAAGTATTTATGACAAAAGATGAATATATCAAAAAGGTAGAAGATTACTGCGAGGCATACGCTAATGCTAAATTATTTGTAAAAGAAGTAAATGATTATAATGACGAAAGAGACGAAGAAGGAAGTTATCATGATTATATTCTTTCAATGTCAGCGAAAGATGAAATGACAGAACGTAAAGAAGATTTAATATCATTTTTATATTCAAGTACGTATGAAGATGTAGAGATAAAAAAGTAATAAGAATAATGAGCATATAAGAACACATACAGCAAATTAAAATAGTCATGAAAACTAAAAACGTGTTCTGACTTATATGGCGTCGGTAGCTTAACTGGTAAAGCACAAGATTGTGGCTCTTGAAGATACAAGTTCGATTCTTGCTCGTCGCCCCATTTTATAAATATATATGCCTCTATAGTGTAACTGAACAGCACATTAGACTTCTAATCTTATAGTGAGGGTTTGAATCCTTCTAGAGGCGCCAAAATTAAGAACATTTACAGCAAACCAAAAAGTTCGGAAAAACAGATTGAGTAACATCAATTATTTGCAGGTTATAGTCCTGTCGTCATAGTCTGGGGCGAAGTTAATACAGACTTTAAACTAATAAACAAACAAAGTGTTCTGTTATTTTATAATGCGGGATGATGAAATGGTATCATGGGTCTGGCTTTAGTAGAGTCGGGCTAGTTTGGAGATTCAATTTCTCTTCCCGCATCCACTTTTATTAAAGAATTCCTTGACAAATTACTGAGAATAATTATAGTAGTTTTATAGAGTGAAATTTAGTGAAAAAGAAATTTATATGCTCTCATCGTCTAAATGGTTAGGATATAAGACCTTCAATCTTATGATGCGAATTCGAGTTTCGCTGAGAACACTTCCCAAACAAAATGAATAATTAATCTTGAACTTTTTTTATTTCTAATATATATTAATATAGAGAAGAATAAGGAGAATACATAATGAAAGTTCATTTTGTCTATAAGATTACAAACACTATAAATAATAAAATTTATATTGGCAAACATTCAACAAATAATATTGAAGATAATTATATGGGCTCTGGTAAAATATTAATAAGAGCAATTAAAAAATATGGTATTGACAAATTCAAAAAAGAAATTTTATATGAGTTTGACACACCTGATAAAGCATTTTCAATGGAAGCTAAAATCGTTAATAAAGAATTTATTAAAAGAAAAGATACGTATAATATTAAACTTGGTGGCGAAGGCGGATGAGATTATTTTAAAGGTACAGTTACAGTTAAAGACAAAAATGGAAATACATCCAGGGTATCCAAAAATGATTCCAGATATTTATCTGGTGAGTTATTTTCAATTGCAAAAGGCACTGTATCAGTCAAGGACAAGAACAACAAACACTATCGAATTGCATTAAATAATCATAAATACCTATCTGGAGAATTAGTTCATAACAAAACTGATTTAGTAACTGTTAGAGATAACGATAATAATACATTTAGCGTATCAGTAAATGACCCAAGATATTTGTCGGGAGAATTAGTTTTTCATTTAACTAATATTGCTACGGTTAAGGATAAAGATGATAATATATTTTGTGTGCCAGTAAATGACCCAAGATATTTGTCGGGAGAGTTGGTTGGTATTTCAAAGGGAAAACATCACAGCGAAAAAACAAAGAAAAAAATATCAAAATCAGCAATGGGCAAACATGTTGGCGAACTTAATTCTCAATATGGAACGTATTGAATTTACAATGAAAAATTAAAAGAAAGTAAAAAAATAACAAAAAAAGAACTGCAAAATTGAATTGACAGAGGTTGAATTAAAGGCAGAAAAATAAATTGAGTTTTATAGCTCATATAATTAAAGATATGAGCGACAAACATATTAGTTGTTCATACGTGAGCGACAAACTTTTTATGGGCATGTACGCAAATTGGCAAAGCGGCTGGACTTAAAATCCAGTGTGGGTTTACCCCTAATAAGAGTTCGATTCTCTTCATGCCTACCATAAATCTATCCCTCTTTATGGTTTTCGGTTCGACACCAAATAGGGACATCAAAAAAAATAAACATTGGGGATAACAATGATGAAAGCATATGAATTTGAAAATGGCATGACAATTAAAGAATTAAAAGAAATATTTACTTGCGGCATTAGGTTAGTGGTAGACCATCGGATTTTCTCTCCGATAGCAACAGTTCAATTCTGTTATGCCGTACCAAAAATAAGTACACTTCGACTGGTACCTATAAGTAAGTGTATAGCAAGTGGTCTGGGTTTGACCAAGTTGCAAAGTAAATGTATGTTTTGCAAGACGTATCATTTAACATTTGTGGAAACTAAAATCCTGACAGGTGATATCAGCCTGTACTAAAGCGGTTGGATTCCGTAGCTTGCGACCAAAATAATAAGTGAGGTTTTAAAATGAAAAAGATTATATTTGAAGAAAAAGAATGTTATATTGCGTATAAAGTATTGCATGAAGATTTATCTAATTTTAAAGAAAATTATACTTACGAAACTGAAAATTGGTACTCAACTTTAGAAGTTGATATGACCGACGAATCCTGTTCTTATGGTTGTAATTTATTCAAAACAATTGAAGCAAGTTTTATTTTCATGAATCATGGTAAAATCTTTAAATGTTATGTTCCAATAAAAAACAATAAAATAAAATTTATTAATAATGAAAGTAAATTTAGATGTCTTAAATTTTATTTAACTAATGAAGAAGTATTTTTAGATTATATTAAAAATTATGAAAAGTATTGGAATGAATTAACTGAAGACCAGAAAGAACGTATTTGCATACATAATATCAATTTCAATTATGAAAAGTATTGGAATGAATTAACAGAATATCAGAAAGATTGTGTTTGTTCAAATAATATCAATTTCAATTATGAAAAGTATTGGAATGAATTAACTGAATATCAGAAGAATTATGCTTGTAGAAGTACAGTAATAAAAGGTTAATAACTTGACAAAATTATAGAAAACGTATAAGAAAGTTGCCATTTTTAAAAATTTAAAAAGGAGATATTATGAAAAACTTTACATTAACAATGAAAGAAGTTGAAAAACAAATTGAAGATATTAAAAAAATGAAATATGATACTGAAGGTGTTCATGTATTTGAGGACGATTTACATCATGATTTTATTTTACATATTGCAAATAACGGTACGAAAGAACAGAGAGAAATGGCAAAAAGAATATTAACTACAGATGATATTATATCTGAAAGATGGTATTCATAACAGCATACAACTGAAAGTATTAAAAATAAATTTATATGAGTGAGTATGCGAATTGGAATAGCAGGTGGACTTAAAATCCATTGGAGGATGAACCTCGTTAAATTAAGAGTTCGAATCTCTTCTCACCTACCATTTTATGCCCGATTAGCTCAATTTGGGAGAGCGTCATTGATAATATATAACTAAAATTCGTGTTAATTAAAAATGCAAAACTCATATAGAAATATACTAAATTTTTTAAGTTCGACTATATTTATTACTAAATAAGGAGAATGTAAAAAAATGAAATGTAAATATTGCGGTAAAGAAATAATCAATCCAAAATTTTGTAACAATAGTTGTGCGGCAAAGTATAATAATAAGAAACGTGGCAAAAGAAGTGATATAACAAAAAAGAAAATTAGTGAAAGTTTAACTGGAAGAATTTCAGGGAAGAAAAAAGAATATGTAGAGAAAATATGCCCAGTATGTAAGATAAAATTTTATGTCAATAAGAATAATAAACAAAAAATGAAAAGAATATATTGCTCAAAAAATTGCAAAAATAAATGCCCCATACTTAAAGAGAAATATTCAGAAATGGCAAAAAAAAGATGTAGTACGTTAGAAGAAAAAAATAGAATGAGAGAAATTGGGAGAAAAGGTGGCTTTGGTACAAAAGGATATTTAAAATCAGGCATAAGATATGAGTCACTATTTGAAAAAAAATGCTTCATTTGATTAGAAGAAAACAATATTAAATTTATTCCACACAAAAGATTGCCAAATAGTGCAAAAGTTACTGACATATACATTTCTAATAAAAATTTGTGAATTGAACTGGATGGAATAGATAGACGTAAAAAGCAAAAATTTCTAAAAGATAATATCAAAAGATGAGAAGAAAAAATTAAATTATATGAACAAAATGAACTTAATTATAAAATATTTTATAATACAAACGAATTAATAGATTTTATTGGGGAATTATTTTAACGGTAGAATAATTGGCTTACATCCAATTGGCAAAAGTTCGATTCTTTTATTCCCTAACTTAACGATTGAGCAACCTCTACGTGGTGTTAAGTAGAAACAGATAATGCTGGCAAATAGTTCAAAATAAAAACAATAAGGTACTAACATGTCAAAAAAATTAGGAAGAATTTATCGAGAAGAAGATGAAACAATGAATCATGATGTTCAACGACAATATTATGATATTTTAAAGCTTTGCAAATTTATTTCTAAAGAAGATACATGATTTATCGAAGGAACAGAGGTTAAATTTGTTGGTAATGATATATTTATTTTATGAGGTGAATATAATAATGAAGATGTATTATTTAATGACAATCTATCATTATTTGAGGGACTTACAAATTTTAATTGTAAAGAAAACGAATCGGCTCATATAGACCAAGAAAGCTGTTCATTTGAGGAATTTAAAATTATGTATAAAGATATGAATATATCAGAAATGTCATTAAAAGATTTTAAATCCTTGACAAAATATCAGAAGTAATTATTATAGTTTTATAGAGTGAAAAAAGAATTTAATGTAAAGACTTACATCTTTAATGTTATTCGTAATGACCTTATGTGAAAGCATTCCGATGAATGAGTTATTAGAAACCCGGAGCATTAAAGAGGTTATTGAGTGGGTGGAGCTTTATAAGCGTAGAAGCTCGCAAGTGTAATTCCGGTCTGTAAGTCTCTATTTATATGCAGGTGTAGCAAATTATTGGTTTTTGCAACGGACTTTTAATCCGCCAATGCAGGTTCGATTCCTGTCACCTGCACCAAAAAATTATATGAGATCATCAGGAACGATGTTATATACGAGATATTAGTAAATTTATGAACGTAAGCATAAATGAAAACATCTCTAATAAGGAGGATTCAATTCCCTTCGTCTCGTCAAAATTCATATAAGTGTGAGGTAAGTTAAACTGGTAAAAAGCACTCTTACGAGAGTCGAAGTCCGATGGTCGGTATGGTATCTCAAGTACCAATAACGCCGAAACAGGTTCCTGACAGCAGGAGTAAAGCTAATTGATCGGATTTAACTTACCTCACACAATAAAATAAAAAATAATAGAGGTATAATATGTCAAAAAAAGTTTATCGTTACGTTTTTTACAAACTTCAGCCGGTTTTCGCAATTTCTTCTGCAGAATCTAAAAATGATTTATCGATGAATTTCAGTAAAAATGGTTTTGATAAGGGCGGTCATTTTGTTGAATTAAATGATGAAAGAGAGTGTATAAGAAATAAAATTCCTATCGAAACAATTGATAGACTAAATGAATGTCATAGTATATCATTTATTGAAGAAATTAAAGATGATTAAAGAATTATATTGACTCAGTGACCGAATGGTTTAAGGTAACGGATTGCAAACCCGTTTATTGAGAGTTCGAATCTCTCCTGAGTCTCCATTTTATAAAAGTAATTAAAAATGATTTTAATTGTTACATGGCTCAACTACAGCACACGAACAATGTTCGTGGTACATTATAGACACTGTTGTAAGGTTAGAAACTTACTGTAATAATTAATGATCGAACCACTGATCAATACGTTGACCAAGTATGAAATTCATAGAAACTATAAGAGACTCGATCAGTCATTATTTTTAAATTATATTGACAGAAAAGCAATAAAGAAGTATATTGTCTTTATAAGTGATAGAGAGTTATTAAATTAAAAATAATAAAAGACAATAGGAGAAGATATGAGTTTAAGCTTTAAAGAAAGGGAATATTTAAGACACAAGAAGTTATATTATTCAGGTACACCAGAAATTAGTGACTCAGAATTTGATGCATTAGAAGATGATATTAAATTAACAATTCCAAATAGTTTCGTATTGTTACAGGTTGGGTCAGAATTAGAAAAAAGTTCTGAATATTTAGTTAAGCACAACAAAGAAATGTTATCATTGAATAAGACAAGAGAAACTAAAGATATATATTCTTGGGCAAAAGGTGAGGAATTAGTTATAAGCATTAAAGAGGATGGTACAGCAACTAGTTTAATTTATGATGATACTAATAACTTCGTAATAGCAAAAACAAGAGGTGACGGTATTTTTGGTAAGAATATAACTAATAACTTTCAACATGTAGTTTTCCCAAGACATATATCTCATTCTGAGAAATCAATCGAAGTTCGAGGCGAATCAGTGATTACACAAGACAGTTTTGATATGCTTACTAAAGAATGTAAGAAAAGAGGGATAGCCGAACCTAAGTCTATCAGAAATATAGTTGCAGGATTATTAAGTCCAACAAGAGAACACGATATGGATTTAGCTAAATATGTAGATTTTGTAGCTTATGAAGTTATTGGTGTTGATGTAGAAACCGAAATGGAAATGTTTAGACTATTGGACTCCTGGGGATTCCAAATTCCATTAACGATCAAAGTAACAGATACAGTAGAAGATGAAGTTAGAAGATACGCAGATTACAAAGATACACTTCCTCACTTGTCAGATGGATTGGTTTTTACGATTAATAACAGAAAAGCTCAGATTGGTCGTGGGAGTACAGGTCATCACTTCAAGGGTAAGATGGCTTTTAAATTAGAAAGTGAAACAGGAATTACTACAGTAATAGATATTATAGAAAAAACGAATAGAACTGGAAAAGTTAGTTTTGTTGCAATTGTAGAACCTATATTTTTATCTGGTGGAAATATTACAAAAGTTACTCTTCACAATGCTTCTCAGGTAAAAGCTCATCAGTTAGCAGTTGGAGATAAAATTAGAGTAACTCGCTCAGGAGAAGTTATTCCAAAGTTATTGAATGTAGTTGAACATAATGGTCAATTTAGTTTACCAACACACTGTAATAGTTGCGGAAGCAAATTGAAATGGTCAGACACTAATGCAGATTTAATGTGTAACAATAGTGATTGTGACAGTAGTAATATTACAAAAATTATTCACTGGATTAAAGCAGTAGGTATCGAAAATGTTGGTGCGAAAACAGTTCAAAGATTATTCGATGAAAATTTGATCGAAAACATTTTGGACTTATACTTATTAAAATATGGTGACATTAGTTGCTTAAGAGGATTTGGTTCTCGCAAAGAAGAAATCATAATTGAGAATATCAATAAGAGTAAAAATATCACGATAGACAAAGTAATAATTGGCATGGGATTTCACGGTATTGGCAAAACATTTACCAAAGAATTGACAAAGATATTTCCCAATATCGAAGCAATGAGAATGGCAACTGTAAATGATTTGTTAAACATTAAAGGTATTGGTGATGTAACAGCAAATGATTTTTTCAATAATTTCCCAAAAATTAATAAAATGTATTCTGATTTAATAAAGTTAGGATTTAATATTACAGAAGGAGAAAAACAAATGATAACCTCTCTTAACATTGAAGATTTAAACTTTGTAATTACTGGTAAACTATCGCAAAGTAGAGCAGTAATCAAAAAGTTAATAGAAGAAAATGGTGGTAAGGTATCAGGTAGTATTTCAAAGTCCACTGACTATCTTGTTGCGGGAGAAAAGTGCGGAGCAAAACTGCAAAAAGCTAAAGATAATGATGTTACAATTATTACTGAAACTGAATTGTTAGATATGCTAAATGTAAACTAAGGAGATAAAATGAGTAAACATATAAATCTTTATAAACTCTATCACGAAATAACGGGAGAAATGATTCTTGATTGGTCAACTAAAGAAGAAATACTGTTAAAATACGAAAACAAGAGGATTAATTGAAGAAGATTTATCAATGAATACTTTTGACCCTCATGATTTTTGAGATGGAATTCATGAAATAGAAGAAGCTCCACATAATAAAAAAGAAAAGAAAAGAAATAATAGATAATAAAAGGATACATACAGCAAATCAAATTAGGACTTGTAATCCCCATTTGTTGGTTCGAATCCAGCTCTTAATGTGTTAAAGCGTTAGGATTGCTTAATTGGTAAAGCAGGTAAAACGTATCCTGTATTATCTATACTTGGCTCTCTAGGAGAATTGGAATATCCAGCGTCCTTAGAAGTCGTGCCTTAACAGGTGTCTCGGTTCGAGTCCGAGGAGAGCTACCAAATATATAATCAATAAAAGTTTTAGTTTATAAGGTCGTCTAGCCCAACTGGAAGAGGCGCCAGCTTCAAACACTGTACAGTCTGAGTTCGAATCTCAGGATGACTACCAAAAACAGAATCTCGTTTTATCAATGAATTCTCGGCTCGACATCGAGCAGAAACGTCAAATTAATGCAAAAGGAGTTGTGATGAAGTTTACGGAAATAAATGATTTAAATTTAAAAGAATGAAAAGAAATTCGAGAAGAGCTATATATAACAACAAACGCTCTTTGATATACTGGACACGATGATTACAACTTGTTTAAGATACCAAAAAGAGATTTCTTACCTGAAAATTCAAAAACCTTTCATGGATTATTTATTCCAGAAATACCATATCAATTCATATCAAGATTTACAAAAGCCGGTGAAACAGTATGAGACCCGTTTTCAGGAAGCGGAACAACGCACAAGGTTGCTAAAATACTTGATAGAGAGTGCATTTCAACTGATTTAACGCCAACGGAAGATTTTATTGAATATGGTGACGCATTAACATATAAACCTCAAAAAAACGTACAAATGATATTTTTACATCCTCCTTATCATGATATCGTAAAGTACTCTGACAAAAGAGACGACATATCTAATTGCAAAGATGTTAAAAATTTTTTAATTAACTTTAAAAAGATAGTTGACAATGTTACTCAGTATCTAGATGATTCAAGAATTTTAATATTAGTCTGTGGTAATATATACAAAAATAGTGAAGAAGTTTCTCTTGGTATATATTGCAAAGAAATTGTTAGAAATGCAGGATTTAGACTGAAGAGTCATATCATTAAAGATTATGGATGAACAAAAGGAGCCAAGAATAATAATTTAATGTATTACAGAAGATTAAAGGGTGGATATAATAATTTTTATGGAGATAATATTTTTATATTACAAAAGAAAAAGTCATTCAATATTATTGATTTAAATGATATTTATAATAGTTAAAATACATGCCTCTGTTGGCAAAGTGGTGAAGCTAGCAGGCTAAGAACCTGCCCCTTTTTAGGGTTGAGAGTTCGACACTCTCCAGAGGCACCATTTTTAATTAAAGGAAGTTAATAAATGATTAAAATAACAGTAGAATTAATACCATTTGGAATTGGCAAACCGAGAAAAATTGGTGAGGCCAAAATCTGAAATGATGCAACTGGGTCTCAAACAACAGGAAATTATGGGTATAAGTTGTTTGGTAAAAAGAATAAATTAATGAAAGAAGGAACAGTAAAAAATTTTAAAAGAAAACAAAAACATGTCTGAGAATTATTATATTTATCACTAAAAGATAAGTATGAGAGATAAAAATCTTGACAAAATAAGTTAGATAAACATTATTGATTATGTAATGCAACTTGCTCCGATGGCGGAATCAGGCAGACGCTGCGGCCTTAAAAGCCGCTTGGGTAATATCCCAGTATGAGTTCAAGTCTCATTCGGAGCACCAAATATTTAAAAATAAAAAATAGGAGAATGAAGATGAAAAGAGAAAATTTCATTACTAAGTGGAACGAAAGACGAGAACGTTATGACAAAAGAGGAGCATAAAGTGAAAATTAAAATAATGATTAATTTGGAAATTTTGATTTTAGCATATTTGTTGATATTTCATGTTTTTGATGTGTCAGCATTTATTTCAACAATAGTAGTAATTGGTTTGTGTCTCATTTTTGAAAATGCAGAAAAAATTTACAATAAATTACTTAATTCGCAAAAGAAAGTGACAAAATAACATATAGGTCTGTGGTGTAATGGTAGCATGTGGGTCTCCAAAACCTTTGGTGAGGGTTCAAGTCCTTTCAGACCTGCCAAAATTATAAGTGAGAAAATTATGAAAACGATAGAAGTTTTGTATAAAAAGTTAAAAGTAAATACTTATCAGTGTAGTTATTGTGGTTGGGTTTTCAGCGAAAGCAAATATCATAGATTAAATGATTACAGTCTTTGTTCTGGTTGTTTTCGTAAAATTACTACAAAATAATAAAATATGAACTAACTGGGGATGTGATGTAACGGTAACATAATACACCTGCAATGTATTTCTAAGAGTTCGATTCTCTTCATCTCCACCATTTAATTTGCCCTCGTAATTCAACTGAATAGAATATTCGGCTACGAACCGAACGATACGGGTTTGACTCCTGTCGAGGGTACCAAATAAATTAGAAACTTAAATTATGGAGAGTACCGACAAGGTGTCAAACTGGATTCGAAATTCAGGGACGTTACGGCGTAAGTTTCGATTACTTTACTCTCCTCCAGAATTTTATAAAAAAGCATACAATAAAAGAAAAGGAGAATTATTATGCCAAGAAGAGACGGAACTGGACCTGATGGACAGGGATCAAAAACAGGTAGAAAATTAGGAAATTGCGAAAAAAAAGAAAATCCACAATCAAATAGACTTAAAAGAGGACTTCGAGATATGGGTATAGGTCGCTGGAAAATTGTAAATAAACCAAAATAAATTATTTCATTCTTGACAATTTCAGATATATTTACTTTAATTGATTTAAATCAGTGGAAGAGTCGACAGTGGGGCAGTCAAGCAGTTTTGAAAACTGTGGCGTTACGGCGTTGGGGGTTCGAGTCCCTCCTCTTCCGCCATTTATATTGTATTAAATTAAACGAAGTCAAGGAGACAGAAATGAAAGAACAGATTTCGGATTTGAAGAAGATAAGAACTATTAGCGAAATACTTGGCGAAATTTTAAGTCTTTCAAGTAATGAGACTAGAACAGTTATTGCGAGAATTGGTACACAGCGATATGAAGAAATGTTATATTTATTACTTATTTAATAAAAATGGAGAAATACGTTAACTGGTAAACGGCTCGGTTGCTAACCGTGTGGCCTACGGGCTTCAGAGTTCGAGTCTCTGTTTCTCCGATTTTTGAATAAAACAAACAATTAGTCTCGAACTTTTTTATTTTTCATATATACTAATATAAAGAATGATTAAGGAGAATAATTATGAAGTTTAATTTTGTTTATAAAATTACAAATATAGTTAATAATAAAATTTATATTGGCAAACATTCAACTGATAATATTAAAGATGGATATATGGGTTCTGGATTATGTTTAGGTAGAGCTATTAAAAAATATGGCATTGATAAATTTAAAAGAGAAATATTATATGAATTTGATACAAAAAAAGAGGCTTACTTAATGGAAGCAAAAATAGTTAATAAAGAATTTATTAAAAGAAAAGATACCTATAATATTAAACTTGGCGGAGAAGGTGGTTGAGACCACACAAGAAAAATGGTTACAATTAAAGATTCTACTGGAAATTGCTTTAATATTCCCATTAATGATCCTAGATATTTATCTGGAGAGTTAATCGGTGTAACAAAGGGGTTTATCCCAGTTAAAGATGAAAATGGCAATACTAGTCAAGTATCAGTAAACGACCATAGATATTTGTCAGGAGAACTAGTTGGCATAGCAAAAGGTTTGGTTATGGTTAAAGATGAAAATGGCAATACTAGTCAAGTATCAGTAAATGATCATAGATATTTGTCAGGAGAACTAGTTCATATAGCAAAAGGTTTGGTTATGGTTAAAGATGAAAATAATAACATTTATAAGGTATCAAAAAATGATTCAAGATATTTGTCAGGTGAATTAGTTGGAATTTGAAAAGGCAGAAATCATTCAGAAGAAACAAAAAGAAAAATATCAAAATCTAACAAAAACAATCATATTGGAAAGTTAAATTCTCAATATGGAACATGTTGAATTATGAATGAAAAATTACAAAAAAGTAAAAAAATAAAAAAAGAAGACTTACAATATTGACTAAATATAGGCTGAAGTAGAGGAAGAAAAATGTCAATATAAATGTAATGATGATGAAATTGAGACATCCGAAGTGGTAGTAGAGTATCGTGGGGCGGAATGCAAATAACCAAGCAGAGGGGTTCGACTCCCTGATGCGTAGGACCAAGCGATAATGCAAGTATCAAATCTTGCTCATTATATTTAATACAAGGAGTAACAAATGACAAATCGTAAAGTAATGATTCAAACACAAAATAACAATTTTTTAGCAGTCAATCAATATCTATCTCATGTCGAAATAGATGAATTTATGAAAAAGATTTACAATAATTAAAAAATATGGGATAGTTCATGTTAGTATTTATCATCATTATACTGCTTTTACTCACTTAATGTTAGTAAAAATCGTCATACACTTTTTTGTTAATAAAATATTAACTTGACAGATTTGAGTATAACTGATAAGTTACATATAAGAATAAAAAAGGAGTTAATAATGAAATTAAAAATATCTAGTGTGAAAAGCTCTTACAGTAAGTTAACCATAACTGCTGACGAAGTACGATTGAAACTTATGAATCAAATATCAGAAGCAAGTAAAATTAGAACTATCGATTTAACAAAGACAATTATGAATACAATAGATAAAAATTTACTAACAATGACATTGCGTGGCAACTTTATTTTTGATAAATTTGATAATGACAATCTGTATATAGCACTAAAATATAATACCAAACCCAGAAAATGTGAAGCGTATTTTAGCGAAAAATAACGATAGAGAGCATCAGATATAAGAAATTATATGGGCATACGAAGGAAAGAAATAGGGAATAGTTTTTTGAGAAATGCTATTAGCACTTAGAACGCCACACTACCCTTGTGGAACCTGTTCGGTCGGAGAACAAAAGGTATAGATCTATTCGCCTCTGGGTGCTCTTTATTAATAAAGAAAGGAGTCTTTGTTTATGAAAAAAAATATGAGATTAACATTTAAAGAAAAAGGGTTTCCAATGGGAAGATTAATATCTGGAAGTAAATTCATGTATCGTGATATTCACCCAAATAATTTAGTAATATTTAATGCTAATATTATTGATGTTAAGACAAGAGATAATGTTTGGTGTGGAGATTTAGATATTACATTTGACGCCGAGAAATTAATAGAATTATCAGATGAAGTTGATACAGAATATTTAATACTAACTGAACATGATTCTATTGATAATTATGTTTGGTCAACAAAAACTGGAGTTAGTGAAAAATACAAAGAATATTTCAATGATAATTTACTGAAGAAAACTAAGTAGAGGAAAGTATGGCGAAGAAAAGAGAAATTTCAGCATTTATGTGTATGATATATTATATAATATTATCAGTTAGTCTTATAATATTGAAGTTTGCGAATATAATAAAGACAGATTGGTTAATGGTTCTTATACCCATTTATGTTCCTATTGTGACAATAATTATAATTATACTTTTTTTGGTATTTTTGAGATTTCTCTGTAATGATTAAATAAGAAAAATTTATAACACAAAACAAATAAAAAAGGAAGATAGAAAATGGAAAAGGAAACAGTTGCAAATGGAGGAGTCGGATTTTTTGGATGGTTAGCTCTTATTTTTATAGTATTAAAATTAACTAAAGTTATAACTTGGAGTTGGTGGTTGGTTACGTTACCTCTTTGGGGGCCTATTGCAATAATTATACTTATTGTAATAATAATAGGAACGGTTAGTCTATCAAGCAAATAACATATTCAAATAAAGCAGATTGAATTACAATACAAAATGAGGAGTATGAGAATGAATAAGAATAATGGAATGGGATTTGGAGGATGGTTAACGCTTACCTTTATTGTATTAAAATTAACGAAGGTTATAACTTGGAGTTGGTTATGGGTTTTGTCACCAGTTTGGATAGCCTTAGCTTTATTACTATCTCTTTATATAATTCTTTATTTTGTCGAAGGAATATCAGTAAATAAACGAGTCAGACGATTTAAATGGTATGAAAGAAATAAATAAAACGAGCAGATAACTACTCAATAATATCTGCTCGTTTTTGTATAAATATACAAAAAATGATTGACAGAATTTGATGACTATTATATTGTAATGTAAAAGATAATAAAGGAGACTTTAATGATAAAAGACAAGAGTCGTAAATGTTCTTTCTGCGGACGTACCGAAGATGAGGTTGAATTTCTCATAGCGGGAATTGATGGTAATGCTTGTAATGATTGTATCGAGATAATTCAAACTGTATTTGAGAATATTCAAAAAAGAAAAGATGATGTAGAGAACGGGTTTGAAATTCCTAAACCAAAAGAAATTCACAAATTTTTAGATGAATATGTAATTGGGCAAGAAAGTGCAAAAAAGACAATATGTGTCGCCGTTTATAATCATTATAAACGAATACTTCAGCAAATCGAAGATGATGACGTTGAAATAGAGAAAAGTAATATTTTAATGGTAGGACCAACAGGTTCGGGCAAAACATTTATTGCCAAAACATTAGCAAAATTTTTAAAAGTGCCTTTCGCAATTGCCGATGCTACCACTCTAACAGAAGCAGGATATGTAGGCGATGATGTCGAGAATATTTTAGTTCGTTTACTACAAAATGCAGATTATGATGTAAAGAAAGCAGAGAGGGGAATTGTATATATTGACGAGATTGATAAAATAGCTCGTACATCCGAAGCTCGCTCTATAACTCGTGACGTTTCAGGGGAAGGTGTTCAGCAAGCTATATTAAAGATGTTAGAAGGTGCAAAAGTAAATATACCACCAAAAGGTGGACGAAAACATCCACAACAGGAAATGATTGAAATAGATACGAAAAATATTTTATTTATCTCTGGCGGAGCATTTACTGGGTTGAAAACTATAATTAAGGGTCCTGATAAAGAAAAAACTATTGGATTTAATAGTGTACTCAGAGTCGAGAATGATTCTACTGATGATGTCGATATGCTCTCAAAATGTACTTCTGATGATTTAGTTAAATATGGACTTATTCCAGAATTGGTGGGTCGCATTCCTATTGTTTCATTTTTGGAAGAATTAAATAAAAAGGCATTAATAGAAATACTTACCGAACCTAAGAATGCAATTTGCAAACAATTTAAAAAACTTTTTGAGATGGAAGGGGTTGAATTAAAATTTAATTCAGCAGCCTTAAACGAAATTGCAGAAATTGCCTCTAATCAAAAAACGGGCGCCCGCAGCTTAAGAGCTATTATGGAAAAATTTATGCTTGATATAATGTATGATATACCAGATATGAATGCAAAGGAATGTAAGATTACCAAAGGTGTAGTGTCCGGAAAAACAAAACCAAAATATATCTTAAATGAAGATGAAAAATATGTATGTTCTCAGTCTACGCCGAAGTTGAAGTATGAAATTTCTGAATCCCCGATTGAGTTTGAAATTAAAGTTTGTCAAAAATAGGAGATAATTATGTCAACAAACTATACACGAATGATTGAAGAAGAGAAAGAGACTAGTTTTGAAAGGTTTATATTAACTTGTGCAAAAGCTTTTGGTGCATGTATTGATATGAGAGATGAACCATTAGACAAAAAAATTCCAATTTTTACTCCAGATAACTACTATACCGAAAAATTAGTAAGGAATATAAAGAGATTAAAAGAATTTAATTCTTTTACAGAAACTGATTTTAAGAGAATGACTGTCGAAAAATTCAATAACAGAATGAAAATTCACAAAGAATATATTAAAGAGGCATTAGAATTAAAAAATAAATATGACAATATGTTAAAAAAAGTTGAAGAATGGACACCGCCTACAGAAGATCATGTTGACTTAAAGCAGTTTATGATTGAACAAATAAAAATGTCTGTCTCAGCAATTTATGAGTCATCACATTATCCAGTTTTATTAACTGTTAATGAATTTAAATCGAATGAATTAACTAAAATTTCACGTAATATTAAATATTGCATAGAAGAAAATGAAAAAGAAATTAAAAGAGCAAATGAAAGAAATTTATGGATCAAACAATTACGAGAAAGTTTGCTCCCAACAGAAAATATCGTAAAATTAGATCGTAGTGATTTGATTAAAGGCAAACACGACACTCCAGTTGAAAAAATCGATATATCTCACTTCAAAAACAAGTCAGTAAATTTGCACGATATTATGAGAGCAGATAAGATTTTTTTCATTGACGGTAATATAACAAAAACACTTAAAGATAGGTTTTAAAAAGAGGCAAATTATGAGAGAAGTATGGAAAGAGTTTTTTAGATTAAAGAGTAATGAAATTAAACTTTGGATTAAGTATGATTTCAGACAAACTATTTTACCGGCAATATTTATACTTTTGGGTGTTACTCACTTAATCACATCACTTTTGTTCTTGGGAGTAATTATGCTTGAACAAGAAAATATAAATATGTTTTTTGGTTATTATAGTATATCATTTTTAATTTGGCCATGTGTCGGTCTTATTTGGATAACAAATAAAGTTATGAACTGGCTAATAGATGATTGGGAATTATCAAAATTAAGGAAAAATAATGTTACAAGAAAAGAATTACTGAAGTATTATTTAAAATTAAAATATACGGAAATCAGTCATTGGTTTACCAATGAATTTATTAAACCATTTGCTACGGCAATTGCTATTTTATATTTTATATGGTCATTTGCCTGTATGTTTCTTTGGATAGTTTTTCCTCGTGATATGAATCAGTATTTATTCTTTATGGCGGTATCATTTTTAATTTGGGTGTGTATTTTTCTTATTATTATGGCAAATAAAACTATGTCTTGGCTATCAGATAACTGGAAACTGGCAAGGAAAAATATTAATTATGAGGAAAGAAGAAATGAAAAGTAATAACACTTTAAGCGGACGTATGAAGTTATACGAGAGTGTCAATAGAGATTATCTAGTACCTAATATGTCAACAATTATTAGACTATACGGCAAGGCATTTCATAGTTTTACGAAGGGAATGAAAAGACCATTCGATGTAAAACTTATGGATGCAATGAGTGATACTGCAAAATATTTATGCAAAAACATCATGGGATGTAAAATTGCCTATATTCAGTCAGATGAGATTACACTGTTATTGACAGATTTTGATACTATCAATACAGAACCTTGGTTTAATGGGAATATTCAGAAGATGGTATCTATTGCGGCTAGTATGGCAACTGCAAAATTCAATGAGTTAATTGATTCTCAAAAACTTGCAATGTTTGATGCGAGAGTGTTTCAATTACCAATATGCGAGGTAGTAAACAATTTTATTTGGCGACAACAAGATGCAGTAAGAAATAGTGTTCAATCAGTTGGACAAGCTTATTTTTCACACAAGGATTTACACAGGAAGTCTTGTTCTGATATTCAAGATATGTTAATGACAACATATAATGTAAATTGGAATGATTATCCAACTTCTCAGAGAAGAGGTCGTTGCGTTATTAAAGAAAAATTTCAACATAATGGAGTTGAAAGAACTCACTGGATTACGGATAATGAAATTCCAATTTTTACAAAAGATAGAAATTATATTGACAAATTAATGAAGTTTAATAAAATGTAATTAAATAAAAAAGGAAAGAGAATGATAAAAGAACAGATGATAGAGATAGTTAAATCCGGATTGTCTTGGACGGCTCAGCAAGCACCCGAAATTATGGGACAGTTAATATTATGGAGAACATGTGATTATATTCTCGGAATTATTTTCAGTTTAATAATATTAATAATTGTATATCGTATTTTTTTAAATACAGAACATAAGATTGAAAGTGATGAATTCGCAGATTGGGGAGATTATATCGTTACGGCCGTTATACTAGCAATGGTGGGATTATTTTTTGTAATAGTTTTGATATGTAATATTTACTTTTTGTTGCAGATATCAATAGCTCCCAAGGTATGGCTGATTGAATATATTTCTGATGCGATGCGTTGTATTAATTAAGATTAAAAATTGGAGACTAAATGATAAAAAAAAGTTTATTACCCTGTATAATATGTGGTAGACACTATGACGAATTTGACCCGAAGAGAGCAGAAATGCCTTTCGATGCTGATAATTTTTGTTCGCAAAATTGTTATAATAAATACAAAACTATACAGGAAGAATATTATAATCGGCAAAGAGCTAATAAGGAGAATCTTAATTCCAAACTAAAACGATGTCCTTGTTGTGGCTCAAATGCAGAGATACTCAATCACGAGCGTGATGACCCAGAAATTGGTATGGACTTTGGCGTATATAATATTAAATGTATTAATTGCAATATACAGACAGAGAAGGTAGAAAAAAATGAAATTGAAAAGGCTATAAAACAATGGAATACAAGAACTTAATGTGGGACATATGCTATTAATCAAACCTAGAAATCTAATCAAGGCATTAAAGCAACAAGGACCTTTAAAACGAGCTTTTAGAAACTTCTTTGTGACAGGCAATGCTTGGGGTATGTTCCACAAACGAAGTCATATTAGAGATTCTGGTAAGGAAAAAATTATGTATAATACAGAAGCGTCCGCCACAAAAGGTGCGAACGCTATGAAAAGAAAATATAACAAACACTTTAGTGTGTATAAATGTATATTTTGTAATGGTTATCATATAGGAAAGAACAGAGAAAATAAATAATAGGTACAAGTATGAGAAAAGATGAATTGATGAAGATTATTGACTAGTGTTTCTAAGGAGTATACCATGAAAAAAAGCGAATTAAAGCGTATAATAAAAGAAGAGATGGAAAAGGAAGAACGTCAATTCGCTCAAAACCGATCTATGAATGAAAACCTGAGATATAATATTTATGGAGAAGTTGTAGTGTCTATAAAAGTCGTAACCGAAAGTATAGATAGTATACTTGAATTTTAAAAACATTTCGAAGACAACATTTTTAAAGGAGAATAATGATGAATAACTTTGCCGAAATGAATAGAGTTGGGTGCAGAAGAAGAACAGGCGCACAAATGTTTACACCAAAGTTTACATCAAAACAAAGATATGATATTTACGGAAATATTATAATGTCATCTAGTAAAAGTTCGTGGGAAGAATATGTCAAAAATTACAAAATCTCTTTAAAAAATTGGATAGAAAATTGGAAATCAGATATGTAAAAAATAAAAAATCTTGATAGTTTTTCGTCATATATATACTAAAGCATAGAGGTGTAAGCGTCACTTACATTTTCTTATATGTCTCTGTAGCATAACTGGATAATGCTTTGGTTTTCTAAACCAAGAATCGCAGATTCGAGTCCTGTCAGAGATATCAAAAATTTAATATTGGAGTAATAATGATTAAAGAAGGAAATATCAGATTTCTAAAGACCGCCGGAAATAAATTTAAGTATATAGATGTAATTAGAAAAGAGATCGACAAGATCGAAAAGCCTTACGTATATGTGGAGCCATTTTTAGGTTCTGGCTCTATATTAATTAACTGTATTGATGATGATATTATATCTTATGGATTTGATTCTAACGAAAATATAATTAATATATTTAAACATTTCAAAGATATTAATTACGAGGAATTAGAACATTTTTACAATACTTACGTTTTAAAATTTGGCAACATAGGAAAAGAAAAGGAAGCATATTATTCATATAGAAATGAAATATATAACAAATTATACTACAAAAATAATAACAAATATTCATCTATGGCATTATATTATTTAATACGAAGTTGCATAAATTCAATGATAAGATTTGGTCCTAATGGTTTCAATCAGTCATTTGGAAATCGTGGGAGAGATATATATTTAACAAAAGAAAGTCTTGATTTCTATAAAGAAAAAACAAAAAGTGCAAAATTTAGCTGTATTAATTTCTTTGATATACCAACAAAGCTGTTCGATAATAAAAATATATTATGGTTTCTGGATCCTCCATATGTGGGAATGGGTCATGTTTCTTATCAAGATAACTTTTCAAAAGATAATTTTGAAAAATTTATTGACATAATCACAAATAAAATAAAGGGAAAGATTTTATATACAGATACCTGGAATGAGATTCATGATATAAAATTAAAGAATTGGAGAAGAATAGTTTTAAATAAAAGACTATTAACAATATCCCCTCAATTGAAAAAAAAGAATGTAGCTGGTAAAGTAGAATATTTATACTGTAATTTTTAATAAGTTGACAAAATAAGACAAAAGAATAGAGTTGTATCATAAAGAAACAAGCTCGATGTGATTAACATAAAACTTGCATAGTAATATAGAGCTTGTTACTATGCAAATAAAAAGTTAAGGAGAATGATATGAGTAGAAGTTTTAAGAAAACAGCAGGATTTACCTATGAAAGTTCAACCCACATTAATTTTGAAAAAAGACAAGCAAATAAGAAAGTAAGAAGAGCAAATGAAGTTCCGAGTGGAAGAGCATACAAAAAATTATTTGATACGTGGAATATTAGAGATACGAATCATCGCTACTACTCTGAAGCTCAGGTCAGAGAATACGTTGAAAAGTATAATGGCAAAAAATACAAAATGCTTATAAAATAATTTGATAATAAATACAAAGGTTTTTTATCATTTTTAGCGAAAGACACATTAGAAATAATGTGTCTTTTTTTGTATTTAAATAATCTTGACAAAATAAGATAAAAGAATATTGTTGAATTATAGAGTGAAAAAGAAAAGGAGAGATAAAGATGGAAAAGGGAAAAGTTATTTATTTTTCGGATGTGTCTGATAGTGGTGCTTATCAGGTAATAGCGGAGAAAATCGTAGTTGAAGATAGATATGAAAAGAAGACAGTTTATTCCGGTAGAGAGTGCCATTGTTTTGAAGATTCGAGAGGTCATTATCGAGAACTTCCGACTTATTTATGTTTTGAGAATTTAAATGATTTATTTAAAGAGATAGAAAATTCGTTTAATGGAAATTTGACTACATCTCCCTATATGTGGTAATTAAAATGCAAACATTTTTAATTAGTGAAAATCCAGAAGAAACGGCAAAAATATTAGATTATCGTAGATTAGGGAAACAGAGAGTTGAGACAATTCAAATATTAAATTCATTACTTAATCTTAATGAAAACAAGAAAGGTTGGAAAAATCACCCAGCAGTTAAAATGTGGAAAGGTTACGAATCTTATTTACTCAAAGTGTATTTAAAGGCCATTATTAATGAATGGATTAGCCGTGGCTATAAAAACGATAAATGTGCCATTAGATACAAACAATTATATAAAATATTAAAAGATAAAAAAATAATTAAGCCTAAATGGTTTAGTGAAGATTTTTTTAATTCGCACAAATCAAATTTGATTAGAAAGAAGCCAGAATATTACAGACAATATTGGTCAGATATACCGGATAATATAGAGTATATTTGGCCAACAAAGCAATCCGAGGTGTTATAAATGACAAAAAAAGAGCAAATTACTTTATTAGAAGAGAAGTATAAACAGATTAGAATTAATGATGAAGCTGGTAATTATGATACGTTACAAGACATCAATCCAATAATATATGGAGGCAATATTAATGCTGATATAATGGTAATAGCCAGAGATTTGGGTGCTGATGAAGTTAAGCAAAATCAACCTCTTATAGGTAGAGCTGGACAGTTGTTTAGAACTGTCGCTAAATATTATAATATATTTGATGATATGTATCTAACAAATTTAATTCCATACAAACCATTTAAAAATGTAGTATTTGAAAAAGAAATTAGAGAAAAATATTTAGATTTGTTGAGAGAACAAATAAGAATAATACAACCAAAAATAATAATGACACTTGGAAAGGAATCATTAGAAACGATAAGAAATGAAAATATTAGTTCTGTTTTGAACAGAATTAAATATCTTTACTCAAATAGATTAATTTGTGTAGATAATGTTTTGAATACTGGAATAGATGTTAAATGTTTACCTATGGCTCATCCATCATTTTTGATAAGAAAGGGTATAACTTCTTCAAATGTGATAAGTAATAATTCTGAATATTCTCAGTTATATTTAAAACTACCCATGCGTATGGGAAGAGCGATATTAAATAAAAAGTTGACAAAATAAGATAAAAAGATATTATTGAATCATAAAGTGAAAAGGAGATAAAGATGAAGAGTAATGCAAGAGTTTATACACGAAAAAGACCGGCACACTCTGATGATGCACATACGAAAAATAAGCGTTGGTTCAAGCAGAAGGGAAGAAAAAGTGCGAGACGTTTTTTTAAGACAGAAATGCAAAAACAGGAGATATAAGATGATTAAGATTAGACTTGATAAAAATATAGAATCAGTAATTTACAGTAAAAGCGGAAATGAAAAAATAATCAAAGATAGAGATTTTAAACTGGTTGGAGATATTTTTAGTGTTATTAATCAATTTGTCGGAATGGCTACGGCAATAGAATTTATAAACGGAGAGATTATTCTTATTAGCAAAGGTATGTTTGATAATGTAATCTCTAATACATTATTCATACACGAATTATAAAAATAGGAGTTCCAAAGGTGAATAAAAAGTCAAAAAAATGGGTCAAATTTATTGGCAGTTACAAAGATTTAACTCAAAAATATGGATATGTATTTCAGAAACTTTGCGCCGAAAACTATGAAACGTATAGTAAAGAAGCGTCAAGACATTCCACTAATACTGTATGGATTTGGTCTGCCGAAAATGAAGTTGAATGGAGCAGTTTTTTTGGTTTATCATACCTTGTCTTTGAAACAGCTAAGAACTTTGTTATGCCTATTGATAAAAGCTTTGTTAGATTTATAATTGATGAAAAAGAAGAAACAATTGATAGAGTTGATATGAACAATATTACACATAAATCAATAGATGTGTGGGGCACACTTTTACCAGGATTTAAACTATTATTATTAGACGACAAGACAATTAAATTGATAAATGAACTCTGGGATAATAATCTTATCGAAATAATTTCAAATAAATAAATTGACAAAATAAGATAAAAAGATATTATTGAATCATAAAGTGAAAGAGAAAAGAAGGAGATTTAAAAGATGGCGTTTATAACAATAGAGACTCTTGATAGTGAAGAAACTTACAATGGTGTTAGTGTAGAGACATATAATCACAAAAAGAAAACCTGGAATAGTGGTGATTTTACAAAAGATTGGTATAGACTTAATCGACATATTTATCAAAAAACTGATATATGGAAAGAGGGAGTAATGCTGTCTTCCTCTGTCGACCATTTTATTATGGATTCAGAAGACTATGAATCGAGATGGTTAAAAACAGAAAATGATGTTGCTGTTTTCGCAGAAAATTACGATTATAATGACCCAGGATTACAATTTTTTATTCCAAAAGGAACAAATCCAACCTGGGATGAACATTGCAATAGATGCCGGTAAGTATAAAGGAGGGTAAATGATTTTAGCACATTTTGATGCACAAGATTATGATATTGACAGAAGAATGTTTCAGGCATTAATGAATGATTATCAAATTACTGCCTATTCCGTAAGAAAGGAACTCCCAGCGGTTATCACTGCTTTTGATATTATTTTTCTTGATTTTGGTGGTACACCACACGATGAGTATCCAAATTGGATAAATAAAATGTCGGAAGATTACCCAAACATTAAGTTCGTAATTATTACATCTTATAACAAAGAAGATTGGGAATGTGAAAGAGCATTTTATTCAATAGTGGAAAGACATAATGTAAAAATAATGAATAGAGCTAGCGAGAATATTATACGAGAACTTGAATATGCTGGATACAATCCAAAAGAGAAAAAATTAAACGTTACAATAAAAGATCCGAGAAGAGGATAATAAAAATGAAAAACTTCAAAATGTTTTACGATGCATTAGAAGGACTAATGTGGAGTTGGGGCGGAAACCCGCCACCAGAAGCGGTCTGGGCATTCAATGACTTTATTGATTGGTACGAAAAGGAAACTGGAAATATTATTGGAATACGTATTGAAGATGAAGAAGAAATTCTTGAATATAAAGAAATCATGAATAGACTTTGTGATTTTGAAAAATAAATTAACAGTGATTCTTTGGTAAGAATAATATTGACAAAAAACGATGAATTATTATAGTAGTAATATAAAGTGAATAAAAAAAGAAGGAGCGAGTAATGAGTTGTTTTTGTGCTAGCACGATATCAATTGATAAATATGCCAAAACATTTAGATTGAAAGGCGACGATAATAATGTAACTCCTCGCTCCAATGGTTGGACAGAGTGTGAAGATATTTCTCTGTTAATTCCACTTATTGATGGTGGTATGATAAAATTTACAAGAAGAAGTGACAAAAATATTACAGTCGAAAATATTATTAAGGAATATGCAAGAAAAATAAAAGAATTTTGCGATCTAGAGGCTTTTCATTCCAGTAATTTAACAAAAAATTCGAAAAAGAAAATTGAAATGTATGCCGAGATAAACGAACTTCAATATGCATATCCACTTGCTCAGAATAAATTGCGTATTTTAACAAATCAATCTCTTTTAATGGGAATTAAAAAATTACAAGATGAATTTGTTGAAAAAATTATTTCTTTTAAAATCGACAACACGATTGTTGTAATTGTGTTATTATCTACACACACTTATGTTCGTAAAAACTTAAAGTATCGCTTGTTTACCACAGTAAATATTAACGATGCAAAAAGATATACCAGAGTTAGAGCAAACGACATAATGAAGGGTTACAGAAAAAGTTCGTGGGATATTATTATTGATACATAATACTGAAAGAATAATTTGTGCGACTACTATTGTCTTTAATGCTGATCAAACAAGAGCGAATGTTTATATTAAAAACTAAGGAGATATTATGGGAAATTCGGTTTCTTTTTGCACGAGAAAGGAGGAGAAGTGTTCTCATTGTGGTGAAATAATAAATACGATATTGGAAGACGAAATTGCTTTCTGAAATAAATATAATGATTTAACAATTTATATTTTTGATAATTATTATTCTAGCGATGATAACGCATGGCAAGAATGTTTTGAAATTACAGAGGAAATAATACTTGATATAATAGACAAAGTTGAGAAAGGATTAATACCAAATGAATACGGAAGTTCATTAGAGAAATTAAATAAGGCAAAAGATATTATACTTGATGGCGAAAAAGTTTATATATATATAAGATAAAGGAGTATTTTATGGAAGACAAGAAAGTTGTAATTAAGTTGACGCTCGAAATTAAGGCAAAAGATTATATTAAGGGATTTGCCTGTGATTTATTTGATAATTTAAATGAAATTGGTAATGTAACACTTAACGATATTAAGTTAGTAACTAACGAAACTGACAAGAAGTAATAATGGAAAAGACACTCAATAGAGACGACCCAGTCCTTGTAGAATTTAGTACTCGATTAATATCCGGCGAACCAATGAGAAAACTGTTTGAGTTTGGATATTACAATAAGGATTGGTGTATTGTTTATAAACGTGGCGAAAGAAATATGCAAGATGCTCTTGCCTTTGATCACAAAAGAGTCAGACTTGCAACAAAAGAAGATTTGGAAGAATATTGGTGGGGATAAGAAATAAAAAGATAAATAATTTGACAAAATCATCAGAAAAACTATAGTAGTTTTATAAGAGAGAGAGAGAGATAATATGATGAGTTAGAGATAAAACTAAAAGGAGATGATGATGAAAAAGATTCTTGTTAGCTGTTGTAAGGACTGCCCGTATTACAGATGGAATAGTGGAATGGGTTTTGATGAGGATTGGGATTCTTGTGCTAATACTGGCAAGGATATATCTGATTATCTTAACACGATACCTCCTTTCTGTAAATTGAATGATAGTGATGAAAGATAATAAGGAGTAAATTATGAAATTTGTAAAATACAGAAGTATGGAAAACTCTTATCGAGAAGGGTTTATGAATAAGATTGCTGAACAGGGATATACACGTTCTGCAATAGTATGGGTGGGTACCGAAAAGGTTCATGGTGCTAATGGTGGATTATGGACGGACGGCGTTGAAGTAAAAATTTCAAAGAAGTCTCAATTTATAAGTGAATCAGAAAATTTTTATAAAGCTAATGAAATACGTGCAAGATATGAAAGTGACATTTTATTCATACGTAACACGCTTAAAGCATGTGACCAGAATATTGTATCTATATGTGTTTGTGGTGAGATATTTGGCGGGATGTATCCCCATCCAGATGTCGAAAGAATTCCTAATGCAAGTAAAATTCAGAAAGGTATATATTACATACCTCATAATGACTTTATAGTATTTGATATAATCACAACTGATGCTGACGGAAATGAAAAATTTCTTACCTGGAATGAAGTCAAGGAAGTTATTGCACTCACTGGATTAAAAACCGTACCTGAACTTATTGTTGGAACATTTGACGAAGTTATGGGTTACACCAACGAGGGTCAGAGCGAAGTTCACAAGCTGTATGGTCTTCCAACAATAGAAGATAACATAATGGAAGGCGTTGTAGCAAAGCCAATTAAGACTGAATTTCTTAGAGATGATTCGAGAGTTATTGTAAAAAACAAAAACGATAAGTGGACAGAGAAAGCTCATGCACCAAAGCGAATACGTGAAGAAGAAGAAGTAAACGAAGCAATCGGTCCTATTATCGAGGAAATTAGTACCTATGTTACTGAAAATAGATTGCGTAATGTTTTATCTCATATTGGGGAGGTTACTAGTAAAGATTTCGGAATAATAAATAAAGAATTTGTCGGTGACATTATGAAGGATTATATCATCGAAAACGGAAGCGAAGATTTGAACTCTCTTGAAAAAAGTGACAAGAAACTTATTAGTAAAAGTCTAAATAGACAAACAACTACTATGATTAGAAGTAACTTTCTAAATATCATAGACAATGAGTTTTAATGAAAAAAATCAATGTTTGAGCAATTATAATGCCTGAAAATTATGAACTTCGTGAAAAGGTGATTATTGCATTACTAACTGGGGGAGTAGATTGGTGTGATGGAGATAGTAATTGGGACTATTTTACTGGTACTGATTGTACGATTATTTATGTGAACTATGACGACAAAAATCAAATATGCACCGATGGTAGTGAGAAACTTAGCGAAATAGTTGCAGTAAATAGTAGAATGAGAAAGAGAACTTTTGAGTATATAAAATATCAAAAGTTCTTAGACAATCCTTCAATCATAAAGGCGTGCAAACCTAATACGAGAAAATACAAAATAGTCTCAAACAAATCGTACATTGGTAAAAGTTTAGTTTTAGATAATTAAAAAATGAGCGATATATATGTGTAGTTGCGGATGTAGTGAAAACGGTAATATCATAAGAATATTAAAAATAAATGGAAACAACTCTGAGAGGTTGTAAAGAGCGATTACAACCTTGAGAGGTTGTAAAATATGTTTATCAAGAAGAAACACCCTATTTCAGTAGGGTGTTATCTTTGAGTAGTCACTTCAAATTTGAACAAATTACGTTTGCAACCGCATTGTTCGACTAATTCCCGTCTTGTTTGAGCTTGCATCAGAGGCTTACCGGGTCTTTGCCAACATCGTCTGAACGAGGTCCGAACTCCTTCTACACTTGGCAGATGAGTCATTAAAAAAGCCATTCTCATCGTAATGAGAATTTAACTCTTTGTACATCTTGGTACATGAGCTTTATATATATATGAGTGAGTTCACTTTTGTATTGACAAATTTTTGATTAATAATATTGTTGAAACATAAAAGAAATAGGAGACAATATGACGGATTATAATGATAACAAAGAGTTTTGAACGCAAGTTTACAATTGGGTGGCAGAGTGGTTTTATGTGTATGAAAACGCCGCATTTACTACGGAATCAATATACGAAGCTCTTATAAGGGCCGAGATGATAGCCGAAGATTTTGAAATACCAACTTTTGAACAATTTGAGAATAACTTTCATGACTGGATAGGAAATTATAGAGATTATGACTTTGCAGACAAGTATTTTGTTGAAACGAGTATTGGTTGGGTATATACTTCAAAGTCTCATTTATTAATGGAAAGTATAAAATTTCTTGAAGATAAATTAACAGAAATGGTATATTAAGAGAAGGAATATAAATAGGAGTTATAATGATAGTTTATGGAATCGTTGAAGGTTGTGAATGGGAGGGAGAAGAGATTGGAAACGAACTTTATGTTTGTAAAAGTGATGCTATTGATGTAATAAAATCGAACACCTCGATAAACGAATGTTATGGTGGTAACGAAGATTATTGGAAAAAAGGTGGAGGTTATATTGGTGTCAGAGAATTTGAAATTCAAGACAAAACAATTAAAAATTTTGCAAAAGATAAGATTAAGGAAATTTTAACTAAGATGGGCGAATTGCAAATTAATCTTCAGAGTAAATCTGCAATTGAGTTTTATGCTAACGAAATAAATCAAAAGATAAATCAAAAGGAGAAGTAAGAATGACAGTAGGAGATTTAAAGATTGACGAACATTACAAGCTAACTTATCCGAATGGCGCTGAATGTGTGGCAATTTTTAGAAGAATAATTACTTATCCCGCAGCCTGTTTACCGAGTGATTATGTATTTGAATGGATATCGGGAGAAGATACTCTTCCTAAAACCTCAGGCATTCCAGGAATGTTTTTTCCACTAACGGCCGGAATTTTAAATTATGTAACTATAACAAAGGTTTAATTAAAAATGATTAAAATATTTATATTAGAGGATGATGATAATAGAATAAGACAGTTTCGTAAGAATTTTACAAATGCTGAACTTACTATTACAAAAAATAGCAAAGATGCTATAAAAATATTACGGAAACAACTTCCGTATGACTATTTATTCTTAGATCACGACTTGGGTGATAAACGGATGACTCGAAGTGATGAAAATACGGGATATGAAGTGGCTCAATGGTTAAGCAAAAACGCATTGAAAAAACCGAAATTAGGATTATACATTCATTCTTTAAACACGCCTGGTGCCAAAAACATGCGTGGAGTACTTGGGTATGGATCACTTGTTCCATTTGTTTGGCAAAAAGTTATAAGATTTTAAAAATTAATTTGGGAGTGAAAAGGTATCGACAGTGAGTCTTTCCTTAAACAATTCACATCATGTCTGCAACAAACATGTAAAACTATGTTGTAATTTTTCAAATGGCGAAAGTCTATTAATGGCGGCGTAAGCCTCTCCTAATGTAATGGCTATTCTTTCTCTATTATAAATTAGGTCAGTATGAAGGATAATCCGTAATCACTTAATGGATGACAAGATAAAGCGTGAGAACGTAATGCAATCGACTAGGATGCTGTGTTTTGTTTGTATGTTTATTTATCACATGATATAATAAAATATACTAAGTGTGTAAAAAAGATTGTGGTAGGTTACTTGTTGGACGTGGGTTCGACTCCCACCACTTCCACCAAATTAAAAAAACAAGAAAATGAGAGAAGAATGGAAACCAAACCTAACAAATGACTGTATAGGCCTTATTATGATATTTATGGTAATATTATAAGATATGCTTATACTGGTTCAAATATTATAAGATATGCTTATACTGGTTCAAATTTTGAAACATTCATCATTCAAGTAAGTTAAGAGGTATCATGGGACATAAAAAATCAAACATAACTTTTGATTTAGACAAAATAAAGAAAAGACTTTACGAAATGAGAAATGAAAAGTCTTTAAAATCGAGACCTTACTATGATATTTATGGCAATGTTATTAGAAAAGGGATTCACTCACAATGACTAAAACAAAAGTAACATATATTTACTCATCTCTTCGTGACTATACTACGATTGAACATTTATTGCATTGCTATGATATTTATGGTAATAATATAATTACAATATTTAAAAATATTCCAACGAGTTATTGTGCTCAAATAGATTTGAACGAATGAACTATATCAGATAAAGACGAAAGTGATATGTAAACGACATTATTTTAAAAGAGAAGGAGAAAAATAAATATGGGTACAGGCTGGCAATACGATGAAAGAAGAAAGCTATTAAAAAAAGATCACATATTTAAACATAAATATCCTAGCCATCCTAGCTATGATATTTATGACAATGTTATGAACATTTATCGTGAGAGAGACATTTATTGTAAGGTGGAATATCTTAATGATAAATGTCAATAATTATCACAAAGAAAATGAAAAATTGTAATGATTGTGCAATAGACATTCGTGATGAAATATTCACAAAAAATTTATACAAAAAAGGAGATATAAATATGGTTACACAGTCAAGAAGTCTTGCTGATTATTGCATATGTCAGCCAACTACACCCACAACAATTATACAGAAGTTTCGATTACTTTTCAAAAAGAAACAATCAATAGATACAGTGGTATATAAAAATGAATTGACAGAAACAACTCATCACATTAATTATAAGATGTTAAATAACAAGAAATTTATACTTATGGATTACTATGGCGAAACAATTACATTACCTGATATTCAAATCATATGTAAGAAGAAATAAATGAAAACAATTTTTTAGATTTTGATGGTGTACTAAATAATGGGAAGTTTTTGGCGACTAATTTTTATAATTTCCCAGATTTGATTATGAGAGAAAAGGTTGAGATATTGAATTATATCATAGACAAAACAAACGCTAACATTGTATTTTCAACATCCTGAAGGGAAGAGTTTTCTCAGCATGAACTGATTGCAATACTAGAGAGTAGGATTTAAGTATGAAGACAAATGTGTTGGAGTTACACCCATAACCTTTAATAACGAAAGAAGCTCAGAAATAAGACAATATATTGCTGAGAACTCTATTGACTACTATGTTATCTTAGATGATAATGGTGAAGAGTTATTAGAGCTTGGTGACGAAAATCAGAAGCTTTTAGTCAATTCAAACAGCGGACTCACCATGATAGATGCAGAAAATGTAATTAAAATGTTTAAAAAACAAGCTGAGTAAGAAATAAAAAATATTGACAAAAATACAGAAAATACTACTATAGTAATATGAATAACAAAGGGAGATAAGAAATGAAAAATTATAAAGTTATAGCAGATTTTGATGAAGTAAAGAAAATGATAGATTTATTCCCAGAATTACTTCCTAGCGAAGTGTTTTTCCTTTCATTATCTGCAAGAAAGAAGTATTTAACTGAATCTGAGAGAGAAATATATAATGTTAATCGTGCCGAAATGTTTGATCGAGTTATTGTTAGAGAAAAATCCTACGAGAAATTTCATAAGATTATGAGCAGAATGGAAACAAATGTTGAAGGTTTTACAACCAAATCTGGAATGAGTTATCCAGAGTCCTGCGTTGTTACTTATATTAATATAAATCCATCAAGTATGTTAAAGGCTAATGCTGAATATATGGCTAAGATTAATCACTATACATTTGAAATGACTCAGGCTCTTTTGAATGGGAAACGATGTGATTCAATAATGAAAAAATTCAGCAAATTAGATGTTGAGTTAATGAATTGTATTCAAAGATGTCGTGGACAAAAAAAGTTTATTGATATTGATTTTGATATTGATAAGACAAAAGAATTTGAAGTTCTCGAAAATTTTATAAATTTTATGAAAGAAAATGACATTACCTATCATGTTATAGAAACAAAAAGTGGTTATCATGTATTAATGGAACGTTCAACAATTAATTGCAATTTTTACAAGAAAGTTGCAGAATTACATGAACTTGTAAATGATGAAGTTATTGTCAACAAGAATGAAATGATACCTTGTCCAGGAACATTACAGGGTGGACATTTAGTTCGTTTCTTGGATATGTAAAAAGTAACATGAATGATTTGAAAATTGGCGATGTTGTTTATATTAAACAATCCAAAGGTCATAGCAACTGGGTTAAAGATTTATATAACAAGAGATTAACTATTAAAGAAATAACTCAAGACAATACTGAACGATATTCATTGTATGAGGACGTGATACCGCCGGCTTATTTGCCCATTACCTGGAGACGTGATGAATTAATTGCTAAAGCAGAAATCCCGTTCGCATACAATATCTGGGGAGAATTATGCATAAAGTAATATTAAATCACGGAGAAGATTGGACAAAATATATAGGAACAAAAGTTCGTATCATTAGTGGAGGTATGGGAGCGTTGGGATCAAACGATAAGATTGGATATTTAGTAAGTTCAAACAGTATAGTAAGATCAGGCTCTGGACGAAACATGGATTACCCAAGAGTAAAAGTTAAAGGTGTTGTTTGGGGTTTATGTCACGGATGGAAAATAGAAATTCAAAAAAGAGAAAAGATATATGACATTTATGGAAATGTCGCAATAACAAAGAGGAAGTAAAAATGAGAGAAGAGTTACAAAATAAATTATACGAAAAATGGCCAAAGTTATTGTCAAATCTTAAAAAAAATAGAAAAGCGAATGGCTCACCATTATCTTGGGATGGAATTGACGTTGGTGATGGTTGGTATGATATTGTTGATACATTATGTAAAAATATAGTATTATATTCACGTGAATATAATAGATCAAACGTTGATAAGTTTGACTGTAAAGTTCAGCAAATTAAAGAAAAGTTTGGCGGATTAAGATTTTACATAGATGGCGGAGACAATCACATTCATGATTTAATTAGTAAGGCAGAAAATACTTCTGAAATAGTCTGTGAATTATGTGGTACATTCGATGATGTCGGTAAAACAGATGGTTGGATAACTACAATATGTCAAGAGTGTCATAGCAGAATAAATGACAATAGACATTGGAGAAAAATAGGAGATTAATAAAATGATTATAGAAAAAGTAGAATCAACAATTATTACAAAATGTTTTAAATGACAAACAGATGATTTTATTGAATGACTCGAAAAAATATCTAAAAGACTAAATATTGATACGACATATTTTATTAAAAAGAAATGGTTTAGTAATCAAATAAGAATTGTAATGATTGGTCTTGATAAAGATGTTGAGAAATTAGAGCATAAAATTAAAGTTAAATTATTGTATGGGTAAAAATAGCTTGGCAAGAATTCTAACATAATTAAATTTAGATTTAATGAAAGCATGTTAGAGATACGAAGTGAAAAAGAAAAACAAAGGAGATTGTAATGAGATATGGTTAGGTTTATATCCCAGAACGAACTAGGGAAAGAGATCCGCCCCTTATTTTGTAATTGTTTCGATACAGTTACGAAAAGAAAGAATAACTAAAAAACAAAATAAGGAGATTCAAAATGAATCATGCATATCAGAAAATTAAGGAAGAGTTAAAGACGTTAGGACTAAAGATTAGAAAGCAGAAATTAGAAAGAAAGGAAATGTGCAGAAAATATCAGGATACTTGGAAAATAGATATGGATATTGTCCATAACAAATTTGAATTTAGACATAAACATATTGCTCGTTGTTTACTAAGTGGTCGTAGTTATGAGCAAATTGAACAACCTCGTGAGAGCAGAAAACCTAGTTGGAGAAGCATTAATGAATACAAAAGGCAATTTATCGAAAAATACGAAGCCTATACCGCAGCACAACTCTCAAAAGCAGAAGCGGAAATTCTAACTGTTTTAGGATACTAATATTACACAAAAATGCCGGGCACTTTGATGTCCGGCATTTACTTAAAAATACAAAAAAGGAGAGGATATGCATGAACTAACAATGTATGTAATGGTTCGTAATGATTTACCAAAATCATATCAGGCTGTACAAGCTGGACATTCAGTTGCCCAATTTATGCTTGAGCACAATGATACAGCAAAAGCCTGGAACAATCAAAGACTTATCTATTTAAATGTTGATACCTAGAGTGATATAGATAAAATGATTTATAAGATAAAAAAGTTAAATATTGAATATTCATATTTTAAAGAGTCTGATATTAATAATGAAATAACTGCGATAGCAGTTATTGTTGACGAAAGCAAAAGACGCTACTTTAAAAAACTAAGATTAATATAGAATAATCTTTCGCAGTATAGTTCAGTGGTAGAACAATGAATTCTAAACTCATGTGTCGTAGGTTCGATTCCTACTACTGCGACCATTTTATTTTTGTATAAAAGTATCTTTTTATAAACGATGTTAAAGTTATAGAACTCGATATTTATATAAGAATGTCATTGACGAAATAAGGTTACGAAAATAATCAAAAAGGTAGGAACACAAATGAATCAAAATACTTTCGGTTCAACAAAGGCCGCAAATGATTTGGTATTACATTTAGAAACAGAGAAGATAGAAAAAAAAACAATTGCAAAAATCAGTCGAAAAATTACAGATTACAATCGAGGACTGAATGTTATTAGTAGAATTGAGGATGGCAAAATCAAAGCGTCATTATTAAAACTATGAGCAGAAATGAATTTAAATGCCGTAGATAATATGAATGTTTCAGAGAATATTATCAGTCATTTAAAAAATGTACAATTAGCATATTTAAAAAGAAAAACTTATAAGAAATAAATTTATTATATAGGAGGTTACGTGCTATTTCTAGTTAAAAAAGGCACTAATGTAATTGTTGCAAAAGATATTAGCGACAAAAGTTTTCAACAAGATAGTTTAAAAAAGACAAAAGCGAAATCAGATATGGCCTTTTCAAGAGACCTTATCGTGTTGGATCCTTTTGGGCTAAAAGAAGGTGCAATAAATCAACTAACATCCAGTAACGATGACATTAACGAGTTATTAGCAAAAGGATATTATGGCTTTAAAAACAAAAATACTGACCACATTTTTCTAATTCGTTCAGAAAATCTCAAACTATTTTAAAAAATATTGACAAAAAAGACAAAAGAATTATAATAGTATTATAAATAAAGGGGAGATTTTATGAGAGATTTGGTTCAAAAGATTTTAAATAGTAAGTATGGTAGATTAGTAATACTTTTCGATATGCTTTTGCAACTATCAATGCTTTTGGGAGCTGAATATTTAATTGATACTAAGCAGTATATACTACTGTCGATGATAGTTGTCATATTTGCGGTAAAATGTTATTATATTTCATATGTAATTATTAATGATTATAATATAAGACTTATCAAAGCAATAAATAATGAATCTCTAACGTGGCCACAGTGTCATAAAGAAACGTTAGAGTTTCACGATTATAATGAGTATGGCTGCGAAATTGTTTGTACAAATTGTAATTATTCAAAAGAGAGACAATAAAATGAAGATAGCATTTGATGTTCACGGTGTTATTGCTGATAGATCAGATTTATTTAAACCCTTATTAAAGATGCTTAAAGAAAACGACATTAATGTTGTAATTATGTCAGGACCAACAAAGAAAAGAATTATTGCTGAACTAGACAAGCTCGGTTATACAAAAGAGCATTATGATGATATTCTCTCTGTCGTTGATTACTTAAAAGGCAAAGATGTGAAGATGTGGCTTGATTACAAAAATGACTGGTGGGCTAGTGATGTAGATTGGTGGAAATCCAAGGGCGAAATGTGCAAACAAAACAAAGTTGACGTGTTGTTTGATGATAGTGAACAGTATAAATCTGGAATGCCTCCCGAAACCTTGTTTATTTTATTCAAAGATAAAATAAAATAAATTGACAAAATTGGTTACTCATTATAAATTGTCTTTGTTGTATGAGAAGTTTCATTAGTGGTATGGATGAATTAGATTAAATAAAAAGTAATAATAAATTATGGAGGACATAGTGGACAAGAAACAAAAAATTAAATTTGTTGATGAATTATTGGTCGAGGTTGTTGAGCAGATAGAAAAACGTAGTGACGTTTATATTTCGTCAAACTTTGATTTAAAGACAGGCATTTTAGAGAACGAATGTCTGAATGAACATATTGAGAAATCAATAAATAAAATGCTTCAAAAACGTAACGAAAACGCAATTGCTAACTCTGTTATAGATGACGAGTTATACAAAAGATTAATGAAGGGTAGGACCATTGTTTGGTCAGATGTTACGGGTTCTGTTATGGAGTCTGGATTTGATGTAGCTCTTAGTGTAATTAAAGATAAAGAAGGGAAAATTGTTTGCAAAATGAATGACGAAATTGTTGAGCTAATTATGAGTAAACTCGCAGTAAAAAATGATATTATTAATGGTTACTTAATTTCATCCGCCGGAGAGCGTCAAATCTTACTTCCATCTGAAATTAAAAATCTAAAATTTTATGAGGCGGAAGATGTGTATGATTATATGGGTATTGAAATTATCGATCGTATTAAAAATTTATTCGTTTGTATTTCAAATGAAGGTGCGAAAGTAATATCAGACACCCATAATAAAAAATATATTGGAACATTGATCGATGCTAACAACAAAGATTTGATTGGTATTATAGAATCAAATCGAGATCGGAAAGAATTTCAAGCCGAATTACTAATACAAGAGAGTCAAATCGGAAAATAGATAATGAATTAAATTTAAAACGGTATCGCCCAAAAGCCTTACCGTTTTTTTTGTAGGAGAGATTATGATGAAAACTGGTAAAAAAATTTATTTAAAACAATTAGCGGCAATATTTAATGATATGCCAGAAGCGGTATACGTAGTTGAACTTTCCAGTTATAAAATTTTATATTTAAACAAATTTCTTTTAAAAGCACTAAATATTGATGAGTGCAATTATAAGGGAAAGCAATGTTATGAGTTGTTGCAAGGTCTGTTAAAGCCATGCTCATTTTGTACAAACAAATCTTTGGACAATCAAACAATTACATGGTCACACAGAAATTGCATTAATAACAATATATATCGTTGTATTGACAGAAAGGTATATATTGGCGATGCAGCAACGCCAGCGAAATTAGAGATTGCAATTGATATTACTGATGTTATTGGATATCAGGATGAAATTTTAAAAAATCAAAAAACATTAAAGAATAAATTAAAAGAAAAGGAAATTTTAATAAAAGAAATACATCATCGTGTAAAAAATAATACTCAATTATTAGTTAGCTTATTACATCTACAAAGTATGAAAACAAGATCAAAGCCAATCAAAAATGTATTACTTAAAATAATAGAAAGAGTAAAGGCCATTTCTGCAACATATAACTCTTTATACTTAAATGATGATTTGGGTAAGATTAACTTGTCAAAACATATTGAAGAAATTATCTCAAGTATTTCATTATCAATACTTGAGCCATATAACATTATAATTGAAAAGAATATTGAAAAAGATATAATAGTGGAAAACATAAATAAAGTAACTCCATTAGGCATAATCATAAACGAATTGTTATCCAACTCTGTAAAGCATGCTTTCGTTGAAATTTCAAACAAAGAAACAAAAAATATAATAATTAGTTTGACAAAAAATGAGGATACAATTCTACTTACAGTAGAAGATAACGGACTAGGGTTACCACCTGATTACAGTCTAAAACGGCAAATGACAATGGGCTCACTTTTAGTTAGTACTTTAGCATCACAATTAGGTGCAAGAATAAAATATAATTCGGAAAACGGTACAAAGGTTACGTTAAGTTTTAAAATAAAATAGGAGAATCAATGTTAGATAAAATCAGAAAAGATTTAGTGAAAGCTATCAAGAACAAAGAGAATGCAAAACGAGACGCTTTGAGATTGATAATAAACGCCATTAATATCTACAAAAAAGATAATAACAAAACAGACAAAGATATTAAAGATGCATTAATTCATTCTTTAATACGAACAGAAATTAAACAAATTAGAGATTTACTCATACATGCTTTAAATGAGAGACGAATTGAAATGTTAGAAGAGTTAAACGAAAGATTAAATATTTTTGATAGTTATATGCCTTCACAAATGCATGACGATGATATAGAACGAGCATTACTTGTTATCGCAAATGACTTTAATATAAAATCAATAACAAACAGAGATAGAGGCACTATAATAAAGAAGGCAATTAGTGTATTTCAGGGAAGAGCAGATGGTCCTAGAATTAATCGAATATTGACGCAAATCATTAAAAGAAATGAGGAGGAGCAAAGTGAGCAAGAGATACACTTTATATAACTTATCAGAAGAAGATATGGAGCAGTTATTAACGACAATTACTACCGAAAGATCATACAGTAGAACTGCCGAACAAACAGAGCTGATTTCTGTTGATTTCGCTGATGAATCATTTTTAGATGGTACACCAAAGTATAAAATTGAAATAAGCTCAGACAATGACGAATTAAAAAAACGTTTTGGGCACAAAAAATAGGAGGTTTAGTTGATTTATATTGTAATTATATTACACTTTTTGTCAGACTGGGTTTTTCAGCCTAGAAATGTTGCGAAACGAAAATCAAGCTCATTAAAGTGAATGGCAAAGCATTTAATTGTAGTACATCTCATGTTTACTGTATTGGCTATGTACTTACATATTTCTCACTATTGAGTTATTTTAAATACGATTTCTCATTTTATCATTGACAAAAATATATGGACTTTATATAAGAAGATAAGAGTTGGTGATGATTATCCGAAAGAGTATCTTGAAAAAAATAAGTATGCAGAGGATTATTGATATTTTTTCACAATAGCAATTGACCAGATGATACATTTATCAATATTAATGTTCATTTTTGTAAGGTAGAAGATTATGAGCTACAATATATATGGCGAGCATTTAGAATTTGAGAGAGAGATTATTCGATCTGACGACATCGTAAGTGTAGTTTCAGTACTTCACATGAAGCTTAAAGAGAGGGATACGAACTGGTTAACGGCGGAGAATTTGGGAATATCTCTTGGTGATAAATTCACAGTAAGCAAGGTTAGTAAGGACTACAGAGGACTTTGGTTGCATTTAAATAATTTACGTTACGCTCGCCCAATAGAAAAATTTTCAAAAGTAGATAAGAAATAATGAACGCCCGTACAACCATGGTGAAAAACTAGAAGGTAAAATATGGATAAGGTTTATGTTGGAGTTAAATGCTTTAATACAAAAAAGGAGTAAGAAATGAAAAAGGTTGTGATAATTACATTAATGTTTTTAATGTTTGGTATGATGTATGCAGAAGGCGGAATGGAAATGAAAAAAAGTGATTGGATTCACATGCTTGCACCAGGAATCGGTGATGTTGTAGGCGAGCAAGCGTTACTAACTTTGGGTGTTAACAAAGATGTTGCTGAGTTTGGAACTCTTGCATTGGGATGTACATGCGTTATATTGCATGAATATTATATCGGCGTTGGAACGAAAGAAGATATTGAATTAGGACTTATGTCATTGGCTACTGGTTGGATTTTTAATAGAGCCATAAATGCAATATTTAGAAAAGATAATAAGAAATAATTTGACAAAATTATCTATCAACAATACACTGACAAGGTAAATTAAAAAAGGAGGTATGCATTTAGTTGTAAAGGCAGATGTTAATGATGGAGATTATATTAACGAAACAACCCCAATAAGCGATCAGAAAGAGCTTGATGAAATAATTGAGATAATCAAAGAGATACCGAAAACTGATCATAATTATGAAGATTGGGAATGGTCCGAACTTAAAGAAAATTTCGAGGAGTATATGCCTTCTCTGAATAATGAGAAGATTCATACAATAACGTCAATAGATATTAATGTTATAGATATTAATGTTATTGAGCATATAAAAAGTTTACTTTAGCAAAAAATACTTGACAAAATATCACAACAAGAATATATTAACAAAGTAATTTAATAAACAAAGTAAGGAGGAAATAATGAAATGGAATAAAGAATCAGAAACAAATTGGACAAAAGAGTTTAGTTTTGGTGATGAATTTATTGAAATTAAAATTAATCATTACAAGACAATGAAGAATGGTTTTTATTTATCGCTCTCTTATGAGGGCAAGAGAAAACAATATCTTTCGACATCTAAAGGTTTGAAATCATTTGATGAGGCCGAAAGTTTAGTGATACCTTCTATTAAAAGTCTTATTTCTGAATTGCAAGTGATATTGAATGATTTAAAAAACGAGTAGGAATATTACACTGTCTTGATGATCTAACGCTCATAATTTTCAAGATATAAGTTACAGGTTGTAACGCTATTAAAAACGATGATGGGCTATTTGTAGGGCATCAAAACCTTGGTGAATGACTTGGCCAATGGGGTTAATAATAAAATTAAAATTAAGATCAAATCCTAAGACAAGTCAATTAGGTAGTAAATAGAGCAAGATAACTGAAGCATTACACAATGCTGGTTTGTAAGACTGAGGGTTTATTAACTCATGTGTATCATCTTTAAATTATATGAGAAAAAAGATGATGAAATTAGGGTTTGAGAGTGCGGGAACCTCAATCAGTTTTTTTGCTCTATTTATTTTTTTATATAAAGTATTTGACAAAATCAGAGAAAATAATATTATAGTAACATAAATAGAAAAGGGAGAGAAAATGTTTAAAATTAAAGGCAAGTATACTACGGCAACAGTACATATAGATAATATTGACGAAACTGCAATAGCGCAAATAACTAAAATGGTCAATAACTCATATTTTACGAATCCAATACACATTATGCCTGATACACATGCGGGGAAGGGCAGTGTTATTGGTTTTACTATGCCATTAAAAGGATTAGAAATAATACCTAACATAATTGGCGTTGATGTAAATTGCGGTATGGTTTCCATAAGATTAGGTAATATGTCAGATAAGAAAAAAGATAAATTCAATGCAAAAAACGAAAAGTTTATGGCAAAATTAGATACAAGAATAAGAGAGTTAATTCCTATGGGATTTAACATACACGAAGCTAACGACTTAAACTCAAAAATAGAACCTGAAAAGATTTTAAAGAAGATAGCTTGTGATGCTCAACTCGAAGCGATTAAGTTCGCACATAAATTTTATAATGAATTTGGAACAAAAATAATCGACAAAATGCCTGACTATTCATCTGATGAATATTTCAAGACAATTATGAAACGTACAGAAATAGATAACTCACGTTTTTTCAATAGCCTAGGAAGTCTTGGCGGTGGTAGAATGATTGCTTCCGGGCCAAGACAATAATATAAATATACCGAAATTTCTTCTGATTGACTTGGAATCCCAATTACTGGGAGACAGGGCGCAAGGGTAATGCTAGCGTGAGAGACTAAGTGAAGAAACATCCAAAAGATGAAGCGATAGTCCGAACTTAGGTATAAGTAATTTTAAAAACCTAAGAGATAAGCAGAAATGACTTATCCTGCTCTTTATAATCGAATAGTTAGTGGTAATTGTGGGAACTTTAGGAGAAGAAAATCACTATATTTTTTAGATTTCTAATACTTATATATAAAAGTTAGGAGATTAAAAAATAATGGAATGTTTAATTTGTGGGCGTAAATGTAAAACACAGAGGGGTTTAAGTAATCACGTCAGTTCAAAACATGGCATGAATAGAAAAGAATATAGCGATAAATTTAATCTTAATTTAGTAAGATATTGTAAAACTTGTGGCAAAATTCTTTCAAAAACATGTTTAGGAGATTATTGTAATGTTCACAGAAAACGAAGTGGGAAAGATAACCCTTTTTTCGGAAAATCTCATTCGAGAAAGACAAAATTGCTTATAAAAGAAAAATGTGCAATTGCATCAAAAAAACTATGAGAACAAGAATCTTATCGTAAAAGTGTTATAGATGGTGCAACTGGGAAAAAAAGAAGTCAAAAATTTAAAGATACCCAAAGGCTCAATGCGCTCAAACAATTTGAAAACAAAGCACAAAGAAAACTCCGAAGTGATATTATGAAAGAAAACTGAAGAAATGGCAAAGTTGCTTGTCAACCTCATGTTTCTTTTAATAAAT